TTGGATGATGACCTTTATGAAACGATGGTTGTTGATGAGCAGTTTAACCAAGCAAACTTCTTGTTGTCTAAACTTGTACCAACAACCTATGAAAGACTTTCAACGATGGGAACCGCAACGTTATGGAAAATGATTATGTCCGCGTGGTCATATAAACATAACTTGGCGTTACCAAGAAAATTAGAGAAAAGAAAGTTTACAGGAGGTCTTTCTCGTTTGGTTCAGGTTGGGTTCTCTAAGAACGTATTGAAACTTGACTACTCTTCACTATACCCATCTATTCAGTTGGTTCACGACGTATTCCCTAAATGTGACGTAACAGGAGCAATGAAGAGTATGTTAAAGTATTTCCGCGATACTCGTATCAAATACAAGAACTTAGCGAGCGAATATAAGTCTATTGACCCGAAACTTGCAATTTCTTATGACCGAAAACAATTACCAATTAAAATCTTCATTAACGCATTCTTTGGTTCATTATCCGCACCACAAGTATTTCCGTGGGGTGATATTGATATGGGTGAACAAATTACTTGTACAGGTAGACAATATCTAAGACAGATGATTATGTTCTTTATGAAAAGAGGATACGTTCCACTTGTAATGGACACGGATGGTGTAAACTTCGAAACCCCACAAGATAGGGAGACATATAAGTATATTGGAAAGGGGTTGAATGGATTGGTTAAAGAAGGTAAAGAATATGTTGGCGCCGAAGCAGATGTTGCCGAATACAACGATTTATTTTTACGAGGTGAAATGGGATTAGATATCGACGGTGTTTGGCCTTCAACTATAAACGTAGCTCGTAAGAACTATGCACTTCTTACTGACAAGGGTAAAGTAAAACTTACCGGTAATACGATTAAATCTAAAAAACTTCAAACATATGTTGCTGAGTTTTTGGACACAGGACTTCGAATGTTATTGGATGGTAAGGGTGGTGAGTTCTTGGACTTCTACTATGAATATGTAGACAAACTCTATAACAGACAAATTCCTTTGGCTAAGATTGCGAACAAAGCACGTGTTAAACAATCAATAGATGACTATAAAGTTCACATTACAAAAACCACAAAGGCAGGTAATATGATGTCCCGACAAGCTCACATGGAACTTTTAATTAAAGAAGGTAAAAATCCAGGTCTTGGTGATACAATCTTTTATGTAAATAATGGTGAGAAAAAATCACATGGTGATGTTCAAAAGAAAAAAGATGAATTGGTTTTAAATTGTTATATGATTGACGAACGTGATATTGAATTAAATCCAGATTTATTGGGTGAGTATAATGTTCCGAGATATTTGGCGGCATTTAATAAAAGAATCGAACCGTTACTTGTTGTTTATAAACCTGAAATTAGAGAAGACATTTTAATTGAAAACCCAAAAGATAGACCTATCTTTACTAAAACACAAACTGAATTAGTGCGTGGTTATCCTATGAAAGAGGCTCACCAAGATACGTTAGAGGAAGTATTAACATTATCTGATACAGAATTAACGTTTTGGAAAAATGTAGGTATTGACCCTTACTATATGTATTTGGAAGGAACGGTCGATTTAGTAGACACTGAATGGGTTGAAAATAACAGAAGTCTAATGGAACAATATGTCCAACAACAAAAGAAAGTAGATGCTGATGAATATTATGAATTTGATGTTGATGGTGATTTGATGGCTCTTAGTTTCGACTAAGAGTTTTTCAATCCATCAGAAGATAAAATATACCAATAGTCACCTATTTTTCTATACTCAACACAGGCACCTTTATCTAACTCAATAATATCAAATTCCTCATCAATTAAAGAATCCGCAGTTACATTTACTTTTGTGAGAGCTTTGATGACAACGTGGTCTGTCGTTTTTGAATTTAAAAATAAATCACAGGAATCAATATCTTTTATTACAATCGCCGACTCCCCATTTGTTGAATAGGATTTATTTGTAACGACCGCAACATCTGAGGTTGTTATCTCATGTCCATTGATTATTCTTCTCGATGGTATTGACCTAAATACTGACATAAAAATTAAATTACTGTGTATGGGCTTTGGAAGGCTCTTAACTTTAATAATTTGTTTAAGTTCTCCGCTTGTAAAGCCTTTTGTTCCATCATTTTTTCTGGACGTAATCTTTCAAGTCTTGCTTTAAGTTCTTCCCATAACATTGCCTTCTCATCTTTTGCTTCTGTTGCTAAAGAAGTGTAATCCATTGTTAACTCAGAATCGGGTGTTTTAAGATTACCACTAAACTTACCTCTAACTCTTCCTAAAGTTTCTTTACAGTATGCAGTGAACCATCTTCTAACCCACGTTTGTGCGGGTGGATTAAGTTTATCCCATCTTAATTTATCTAATGGAACATCAGAAGGAAGTCTAATAACGTCTGGGTTTTTAGCCAAACAATCTTCTCTATCGTAAGTATCATAATACCAATACCAAACTCGATAGTCATTTCGTTTCATATTACCAAAATCAAACTTACCACCAGGTACATTCATCAAGTGAATTGCTTTTTTTCCTTCAGGTAATGCGGTAACTCTATATGTTAAATCACCTGTAATAATTCTTCTTTTCATTTGAATGTCTGCCATTCTTAAAAGAATGTCAAATGCTGGTGTAATAAAATAATTACCCGTTGTTCCCATTTGTGAAAAACCGGCACCACCACCTAAACCGATACCACCAAAACCCCCAAATCCACCCATGAATGGGTCAAAGTAAGCCGCGTCCAATTCAGGTCTTGCAAACCACAATAATTCGTTAAGTTCACGACCTGCGGGTATTTCATAAACTTGTTGGTTCGGCACTAAGTCGATATAATCTTTTTTTAACACCCAATCACCACCAGCCTGTAAACCTACAATTTTTGAATATGCATAAGTGAATTGTGTTTCCCAATCCATACTACGAGTAGATAGTGCTCTTGTAATAGATTGTTCATCAAGATTCAATCCGTAAACCGATGTCCATTGAGATTCAATCAACCAGTCTTGTACGTGTTGTTCATAATCCTCAATAGATAACTCCAATAGTGAGTCCATCATTTCGTCTTCAAGTTCTACTGAACGTAAAGGTGCTCCCAAAAGATTACGTATTCTTTTGTAAAGTTTACTTCTATCTGGTTCGTTGATAATAACTGTAGTTGACATAGATTTTTTTATATAAATATCCTATCAAAACAAATCTAAACAGACTTCTTTTTAATTTGTGTTGTATATTGGTCGTTTACAAATCCCCAATTCACAACTTTCCAAAAGTTTTTAATATATTCGTCTCGTTTATTTTTATATTTTAAGTAGTATGCATGTTCCCATAAATCTAACCCTAATAGAGGATAACCATTTTCTTTTTCAGTATTCATTAAAGGATTATCTTGATTAGATGTTGTAACAATTTTTAATCTATTATTTTTTGTTAAAATTAACCAAGCCCAACCTGAACCAAATTTAGTTTTAGCCTCTTCACTAAATTGTTCTTTAAATTTTTCAAATGAACCAAAATCTTTTTTTATTTTAGAAAGTATTGGGTCGGATATTTCTTGTTTTTTCGGAGATAACATTTTCCAAAACAAAGCGTGATTAAAGGCACCACCACCATTGTTTTTAACAACCTTATTAAATTTTGAAATCTTTTCTATAATTTCCTCAAGGTCTAAATCTTTTCCTTTAATTTTTTCTAACTCGACATTGAGTTTTTCAACATAACCTTTGTAATGTTTGTTGTAGTGAGTATTCATTGTTTCACTATCAATAAATTTTTCTAAGGAATTATATTCATATGGAAGTTTATCAACACTTACTTTTTTTATTTCGTTAATTAATAATTCTTTCTTTGATGACTCAACCTCTAATAACGTTTCAATTTTTTCAATTTGTTCTGAAAAAGATTTGTATATAACTTTTTCCATTTCCTTATTATTTTTTTCAAACTTTTTAATTTCTTGGGATGCCTGTGAACTAGCATCATCCTCGTTTTTTCCACCAATATCTTTTCCTTTTTTTCTTTTCAAAATTGTTCTTTGATATTCATGCGACCATTCGTGAGCTAATGTTCTTAATACATCACGATTTAATCTGTCTTTTACTAAAATTTTAAGTTTGTTTTTATCGGTTCTTGAACCTGTAGTCATCGTACCTGTTCTTTTATTTTGAAATAGAATATCAATATCATCCTTTAACGGATAATTTTTTTTAAGTTGTGAAATAAAATTGTTAATTAAAACTTTATCACTTTTACTAGGTTCAACTCCAATATATTCAATATTTACGTCCATGATATATAAATATCATCGGTTTCTAGAAATCATATTTAACATTTCTTCTATTATTGATGCCTCGTCAAATGTATCATCACCCATCACCGTTGATATGATTTTTTTCTTTCTATTTAAGATGTCGTAAATTGCACCTTCGATACTATTTTCAAATAGGGGGTAATACACTGATGTTGAATTTTTTTGTCCTATACGATGTGACCTGTCTTCTGCTTGTGAATGTTCTGCAGGTACAAAAGACAAATCATTCATGATTACAGCCTCTGCTGAGGTTAAAGTAATCCCAACACCTGCAGCTTTCAAGTTTCCAACAAATACTTTGATTTTATCGTTTGTTTGAAATTCATCGACCGCATTTTGTCTGTGGAACTTAGAACAACTACCATCTAAATAAACCGCAGATTTACCAAAGTGGTTATAGATTTGATTTAGTGTGTCGGTAAAGTTTGTAAATATAATAACCTTTTTACCTTGTTCTATAATGTTTTCGGCTAACTCGATTGTGTTATTAATTTTTTCTTGAGCAATAACTTTTCTAACTTTCATCAATTTTGAAAACTGAATTGTAAGTGAAGAAGACTCTTCAGGGTTCTGGTCATACCAATTAAAATACTCACCCATTAATTCTTCGTAATCTTTAGATTTGAGTCTTAAATAAACAGGTGTGATAATTTTTTCAGGTAAATCTAAAACGTCTTCTTTTAATCTTCTTAGAATGTGTGTTGAGGTTCTTTCTCTTAATTCTTCAAGATTAGATGCGCCTGTAACGTTCCACACTTTTCTTTTCCCAACACTAAATTGAAATCCATTACAATATCTTTTAGCATAAGCCATCCAATTCATAGCAACTGGACTATCAACAAGATTTAATAAATTGTAATAATTCATAGGTCGCGATGTCATAGGTGTTCCTGATAACAACCAAACTCTATTTGATTTACTTGCGATGTCGTTAGCAATTTTTGTTCTTTGTGCTTGGGGGTTAGAAATCATATGTGCTTCATCCATGATTACTAAATCAAAATTAATTTTCATAATTTCTGATTTTTCTTTGTCCTTTGTATCATGGAAATTTTTTAAGATGTCATAATTTACAATAACAAAATCATGTTCATCTGAAAATTTTTTACCTTCTGCAATATATACGGTCCTATCTGAATAATTTGCAATCTCTCTTTGCCAGTTTATTTTCAAAGATGCTGGACACACAATCAAAACTTTTTTAGCTCCCGTCTCTAAAGCTGCTATGATTGTTGAGGTAGTTTTACCAAGACCCATGTCATCAGCCAAAATAAACTTTTTATTTCTTACAAGTTTTTCGATAGCCTCTTTTTGGTGTTCCATAGGTGGTCTATGGGTGTATTTACCATAATCTATAGAAATGTTTTTAACTTCATTATCTTTTAGTAATGCGGACTTTGGCATCCAAAAGTCGTGTAGAGTTTCTCCTGAAAATATTTTACCCCAAATATGATAAGCTTTATCTTTTTCAACCAACAACTTCTCGACATAAATTTCTGAAGGTTCTTTGGTATACATCTTATCTTCCATTAGTTTTTTACCAAAATAAGAGTCTAACTTTACCCATTTTTTTGCAACTTTTGGTTGTAGGGTATGATAATTATTGATGTAATCGGCCTGAGGTCTCGTAGGAACAAAAGACTTACTATTTTGTTTTTTGTGTTTTAAGTTAAGGATATAGTTATTTGACCCTTCATAATCGTCTAATATTAAAAGGGCTTTTGATTCGGGTGTTTTAGGCACAAAATCTTCCATGATATAATAAAATATAATAAACATCCATAAAAAATCAATTAAAGTATTTATAGGTATGGCAGATAATAGAGTTCCGATAACCAGACTAAATAAGTTTTTTTCTGAAGAAGACTTTAACTTAGATATTTCTATGGGTGATGAATGGTTAGGTGGGGATATGAATTTTACCCTTGTTTTATACCGTATTGATAGACAAAGAACTATTAGTGATGATGTGTACGGTGAGACCTTAGAAGATGGAATACAGTTTTTACCTCCCGTTGAATTCAAGGGATATGTACAAATTGAAGCTCCTTCTAATGTTGATTATGGTTCCGCTAAATTATCACAAACAGAACCAGGTAATTTGAAAGTTGGCGTTTATCAAAAACAATTAGAGGAATTAGGTATTGATATAAACTATGGTGATTATATTGGGTATTACGAAGACGAAACAAGAGTTAGATATTATAGTGTTGTAGATGACGGTCGTGTATTTTCTGATAACAAACATACATACGGTGGTTACAAGGCTTTCTACCGTTCTGTTATTGCGGCACCAGTAACCGATAACGAATTTAGAGGAATATAAAATGGCATTACCAAGTAAAGTAAAAAAACATTTACCACTAACACCTGAAAAAGTTGGTCAAGAAAGAAGACAACAAATGTTAGATGATATTATTGATTATGGTACTTTTCTACCTAAAGGTGTTTTACATGCCGATTTAGATTTGGGTATCTTAGATTTTGTAAAAGAAGATTTGAAATTAGTCGTTGGTGAAAAGTTAGTACCGACAGTTGATAAAATCATAACTAATCAAAACTGGTCACAATTTACTGAAACATGGAACTTCCAAGATTTAGATAAAAACATTTCATTACCATTTATTGCGACAGTAAGAACTCCTGAAGTTAAATACGGAACATTTCAAGGAGGAGCTGCGAATATACCAAACAGAAGACAATTCTTTTACTATACTGTACCAACATGGGACGGACAACGAAAAGGTGCGGATGTTTACACAATACCCCAACCAATTCCTGTTGATATTACATATAATATTAAATTGTTTTGTAACAGGATGCGTGAACTTAATGAGTTTAACAAAATTATTATGCAAAAGTTCACGTCAAAACAAGCGTACACTCAAATTAAAGGTCACTACATGCCAATAATAATGGAGACGGTATCAGATGAATCGGCTAAAGATTTACAAAAAAGAAAATATTATATTGCAAGTTATACGTTAATACTAAAAGGTCTTTTAATTGATGAAGCAGAATTCAAAGTTTCCCCCGCGATATCAAGACAAGTATCTTTATTTGAAACTGATGAAAGAGTAAAAACAAGAAAGACCAAAATAGAACCACCAAGACCTAACAACTTTGATTTAGATTTGTTATTTGTAAGTGGTAATACACAATTATCTGAAGTTTTTAGGTATTCGGTAGATTTAAAAGTTACTGAAATAGAAAATTTAATTAGTTGTTATAATGCAACTTATACAGCAAAAACAAATACAAACTTATCTTATACTAATTGTTCTGGGAATATAGTAACTTCTGCACTTACAAGTGGTAATACGAGTACAATATGTGTTAAAGGTGGAACTCTACCATCATTTTCAAACATAACAGGAGCAACCTACAACACCACTACGTCTTGTGCTTCCGGCTATTCAGTATTTATTAATAATAATTACGTTGGGGATGATTTAGAAACCATACAAATAAATGATGGTGATACTTTATCTATTACCGTCTACAAAGATGACAATACAAAACAATCGGTTATTAAAACGGTAGCATACTTAGTGTAATTACTCTCCGTATATATCTTTAACCTCTTTACAATTATCGGTAATTAGTTTTTCTAAAAACTTATACATCTTCAAACCATTTTTATCACAATACTCCTTTAAGATAGTATGTACTTCAGGTTTTATTTTTAAGTTTTTTATTTTTTTTTCTTGGTTTTTCATAATGGTAGAAAAAAGGCAGAATTTATTCTTACTCTTTGATAAATATTATACTAGGGTAAAGTTTTTTGTTATTTGGTGATGTATTTATATATAAAAAATAAATTCTAAAAACATTTTTATTAACATGGCATCATCTAATAAGGTTTTTGTTTCTCCGGGTGTGTATACATCAGAAAGAGACTTAACATTTGTTGCACAAAGTGTTGGTGTAACTACATTAGGAGTGGTTGGTGAAACTCTTCAGGGACCAGCTTTCGAACCTATTTTCATCACAAACTTTGACGAATTCCAAACATATTTCGGAGGTACTAGCCCTGAAAAATTTGTAAACACACAAATACCAAAATATGAATTGGCTTACATTGCAAAATCATACCTATCACAATCTAATCAACTTTTTGTTACAAGAGTACTTGGTCTTTCAGGTTACGACGCTGGACCATCTTGGTCTATTGTAACAATTGGTAATGTAAATTCAGCAACAATTACGGCTACGGGTATAACTACGGCAGTTGGTGTAACATTTACAGGTAGTACAGGTGGCACCGTAACATTAACATCGGTACCTGCTTCGTTAAATGCAAGCGGTAATTTCTACACACCATACACTGAATTTAACGGTGGAACATCTACAATTGGTGGTGATTTACAAACATACATTTCTAATCAAATTTCACTTTACTCAACAAGTGCATCGACTTCAGGTTCAAGTGCAATATTTTGGGGTACGGTAAGTGCATCTACATTTAACAGTACAACAGGTGTAACACTTAATGGTACAGGTTCAATTTCAGCATGGACTGAAAATTTTGGTGTGGGTGTATTGACAGGTGCGACCGCAGCTTCACTAAGCGCTCAAACAACTAACGACCCTTGGTATTACGCTTTATTTAATTACCAACCAGGTACAATTAATTCTTACTATGGTCAAGGTATGGGAGCGGCACTTTCAGGTATTTCAACAACACCTACTTCAGGTGTGTTCTCAGGTACTGTTGCATTCTATACAACAACATACTCGGCATTACCATACACAACATATGATGATATGGTAGTTGCAACATTAAGGTCAAGAGGTATATCTACATATACATCAACAAATGCGGGACCTTTCTATGAAGTTTCAGGTACATCTGATGTTAAGATGATATGTACAGGTTCTTATTCAGCGGTAACTGAAGACCCTTACGCAATATTCCAAATCTCAGGTAAAACTTACGATAATGATAATTTCACATTTGAAACTTCAATGTTAAGTACCGATAAAAATTATTTGAGAAATGTATTTGGAGCATCTAACTTTGGTAAATCAAGAACTGAAGTACCTTTATTTGTTGAAGAAACATATCCAGCATTACTTCAAACAGGATATAGAGCAGGACAAATTAGAGGTTTATATTGTAATTTGGTAAGTCTACCAGGAGCAAGGTCAGGTAATTCAGATAGTCTTGGATTCTATTTAGAACAATACCAAACACCTGAAACACCATTTGTTGTTTCTGAACTAAGAGGTAATAAAGTTTTCAAATTATTTAAGTTTGTTCTAATCTCTGACGGTAACTCAGCTAATACATACGTTAAGTTGTCTATTGGTAATATTTCATTCAACAATGGAACATTCGATGTATTTGTAAGAGACTTCTTTGATAACGACCAAAACGTAAGAGTACTTGAAAGTTTCACAAACTGTTCATTAGACCCAACCCAAAACAACTACATAGCAAACAAAATCGGTACATCTAATGGTGAATACCAAGTTAAGTCTAAGTATGTTATGTTGGAGATGAGTGATGAAGCACCAACAAACGCACTACCTTGTGGATTCGAGGGTTACATCTCAAGAGAATATGCAAATGCAACTCCTCCATTTGTACCTTATAAAACAAAATACTACACAGCGGGAGAAACAATTTACAACCCACCTTTCGGCTCAACTAATGGTGGAGATAATCCTGTAATCTCAAGTGGTGAAAACCCAAGAAGAGCTTACTTAGGTATTTCTAATATTACAGGTTTTGACTACGATTTCTTCCAATATAAAGGAAAACAACTTCCAGCAAGTTTAGCAACAGACACAACAGGTGCGGCTTGGGGTTATTTAACTAAAGGTTTCCACATGGATAGTGGAGCAACAGTTGTTACTATAACAAACGCTTATGCCACATCAGGTCAATCGGCATTTGAAGTAGGTGTTGGTTCATTTAATTCAGAACCAACTGATACAAATAACCCATACTACAGATTGAATACTCGTAAGTTTACATTATTAGCTTACGGTGGTTTTGATGGTTGGGATATCTATAGAGAATATAGAACGAATAGTGACTCATATGCTTTAGGTCAAACAGCATTCAAATATGGTGCTGCAAGTTCGGTAACATATCCTACAGCATCAGGATGGGGAGCATTTAAAGCAATTTCAGGACCTAACCAAGAAAGTTGGGCTAATACTGACTACTACGCATACAAATGGGGTCAAACAACATTTGCTAACCCCGAATCAACAAACATCAATGTGTTCGCTACACCAGGTATTGATTATGTAAATAACTCAAACTTAGTGGAAGATGCAATTGATATGATTGAAACAGATAGAGCAGATTCAATCTACATTACTACAACACCTGACTTCAATATGTTCTTACCAACTTATCAAGACATTACTGAAGGATTAATTTACCCACAAGAGGCGGTAGATAATTTAGAGGGTACTGGTATTGATTCAAACTATACCGCAACTTACTACCCTTGGATTTTAACAAGAGATACGGTTAATAATACTCAAATCTATATTCCTGCAACTTCTGAGGTTGTAAGAAACTTAGCTTTGACTGATAACATCGCATTCCCTTGGTTCGCTTCAGCGGGTTACACAAGAGGTTTAGTAAATGCTATTAGAGCAAGACGTAAGTTAACACAAGACGATAGAGATACTTTATATAAAGGTAGAATCAACCCAATTGCAACTTTCTCTGATGTAGGTACGGTAATTTGGGGTAACAAAACTCTTCAAATCAGAGAATCTGCACTTGACAGAATCAACGTAAGAAGATTGTTACTACAAGCTCGTAAATTGATTTCAGCGGTGGCTGTAAGATTATTGTTCGAACAAAATGATAACAAAGTAAGACAAGATTTCTTGGATTCAGTTAACCCAATCTTAGACCAAATTAGAAGAGATAGAGGTTTGATTGACTTTAGAGTTCAAGTATCTAACACACCTGAAGATTTAGATTCAAATACATTAACAGGTAAAATCTTCTTGAAACCGACAAGAGCGTTAGAATACATCGACATCGAGTTTGTCATTACACCAACAGGAGCGTCTTTTGACAATATCTAAAAAAATAAAATAAGTGGGGGGTAGAAATATCCCCCATAAATTATTTAACACATAACACTATGAAAATAGAAAAAAAATTAATCAAAGAATCTTTAGGTTATAATACTAAAGGAAAACAAACTTTCGCAGATAAGAAACAAAATATCATTATCACCGAAGCACAATTAGAAAAACTTTTAGAAAAACTTAAAAAATAATGAATATTAATAAATACGTAAGGGATTTTGTAAAAAACAAACTTAACGAAGGTTTTACGGAAGAAGGTAATCCCGATACAAAGTATTATGCTTTTGATTGGGATGATAATATAATGTTTATGCCTACGTCAATTATTGTTTTAAGTGAAAACGACGAAGAGGTTCCGATGTCCACAGAAGACTTTGCTGAACACAGACACCAAATCGGTAAAGAACCATTTAGTTATAAAGGTACAACTGTTGTAGATTTTGCACCAGACCCATTTAGAAATTTTGGAGTTAAAGGTGATAAGAGATTTGTATTAGATGCTATGGTTGCATCTGTCGGTCCATCTTGGAATGATTTTGTTGAGTGTATTAATGGTGGTTCCATTTTTTCAATCATCACGGCAAGAGGACACAATCCAAATACCTTAAAAGAGGGTGTGTATAATTTAATAATGGCTAATAAGAATGGTCTTAATAGTAGAACATTAGCCGAAAACCTTTATAGATATAGAAATATCGGTAATGAAGTCACTGGTGAAAATAAGTCAAAAGCATTAACACCAAAAGAATTACGTGAGTATTTGGACCTTTGTAGATTTTATCCCGTGTCTTTCGGTGAGGGGTCTGCAACTAATCCTGAAGAGGGGAAAATCAAAGCGATGAGGGAGTTTATTTCTTATTGTAAAGATATGGCTCAAGAAATAGGTGAAAAGGCATTCTTCAAAAATGATGTAGAAAATAATGAAATACTACCTATTATTGGTTTTTCTGATGATGACCCTAGAAATATAGATAAGATGAAAGAATTTTTAGATGATGAAGATACTGAAAAACTAGTAAAAACTTATTTAACTAAAGGAGGAGAAAAAAAGGAAATCTAGAAATACTTATAATGCAACGATAATTTTTAAAAATAACAAAGTAAATAGAAAAAAATTTAGTTGGATATATTTATAATAAAAATAAAAGAAACAAAAAAATAGATAGACATGGCTGATTTGTTAATGAAAATGCCCTTTCAGTATGAACCAAAAAGAAAAAACAGGTTCATCATAACTTTCCCATCTTCTTTGGGGATTAACTCTTGGTATGTTGAAAGTGCTTCAAGACCAAAAATTGAAATTAAAGAAGTTCCAATTCCGTTCTTGAATACTGAAACATATGTTGCAGGTCAATTCAAATGGGGTTCAATTGACGTTACATTCCGTGACCCAATCGGTCCTTCAGCATCACAAGCTCTTATGGAATGGGTTCGTTTACATGCTGAATCAGTTACAGGTCGTATGGGTTATGCTGCGGGTTATAAAAAAGACATTGACCTTGAAATGTTGGACCCAACAGGTGTGGCAGTTGAAAAATGGATTTTACAAGGAACATTCTTAACAAATGTTGACTTTGATTCATTAGGTTACGGTGAAGATGGTTTAATTACAGTTAAAGCAACATTAAGACCTGATAGATGTATCTTAGTATACTAAAAACAAAATAAAATATTATCCAATCCCATCTATTTTAGGTGGGATTTTTTATTTACATAAACTAAAGTCAAGTTATTTTTAAAGAAAAAATTATGGACCAAAGTGCACAATACGGACAGATGGATTTCAATCTACCACACGATTTAGTTACATTACCAACTAAAGGTGTTTTCTATAAACCAAAAAAGGAAAGTTTAAAGGTTGGTTATTTAACCGCTATGGATGAAAACTATTTGGCATCCCCAAATATTATAAATGATGGTATTATACATACATTACTTAAAAATAAAATATATGAACCTGGATTTGACATCAACCAATTACTTAATGTTGACGTTCAGGCTATTTTGATATTTTTAAGAAACACTTCTTTTGGTAGTGAATACGATTTCAAGATTAGAGACCCTAAAACTGATTCTTTATTTGAAACTACAATTATGTTAGATAACATTAATATAAAAGAGTCTGAAATACAACCTAACGAAGAAGGTCTTTTTGAATTCGTACTTCCTAAAACAAAAAAGAAGGTAAAGTTACGTTTATTAAATTTAGGTGATGAAAGAGAAATCGATAAAATGAAGGAGCAATATCCTGAAAAAATGGTTGCACCTGTGGTAACAAGAAGATTGGAAAAATCTATTGTTAGTGTTGATGGTGAAACAAATAGAGAACAGATTTCGAAATTTGTGAACCAATTACCAATAATGGACTCTAAAGAATTAAGAAAATTTTTAAGAAGGTGTGAACCTGAATTAGATTTATTAAAAACAATTATGGCCCCGTCAGGAGAAAAAGTTACTATTGATGTGACTTTTGGGGCTGAATTTTTTCGTCCTTTCTTCGGAATATAGAAAAAATGTAATGGATGAATTCTTTTTAATCTCAAGAGAATTAAATTTTACCTATAAGGATTTATTAGTTATGCCAACATTTGAAAGAAAATATTTCATTTCTAAAATTGTTGAAATGTATAAAAAATAAGGTCCATTCTATTTATAAAATAAAAACATGTTATTTTTTGACGCAGAAATAGAAGGTGGTGGTTCATCTAAGTTTAAATCTTTTGGTGGTGAAGCGGGGTTCCTTAAAGGAATGGAAACCGCATTTTCTGATTACGTTGCAAATGTTACTGAAGGTCTTGCAGGATTAACAGATATTGTACAAAACCAACAAAAACAAATGGTTGGTATCGATACTGCTGCAAAAAATATTTTGCGAAGTATGGGTGGTATTGCCGACTTTACGGGAAAGGGGTCGGATAGAGCAGGTGAATTTAGAAGAACTCTAAGTGATGCATTATCACTAAGTTTGAAATTCGGAGGTTCGATGAAAGATGTCCAAGAAGCTGCTGCCGGATTAGCTGAAGGTATGGGTAGAATGGTAAATCCATCTGCGGTGTTTTTAAAAGACATAATTGCAACAGGAAAGGCTTTTGGTTTAACAAATAAGGAAGTAACAAAAATGGTTACAGACCTTGTAAGGATGGGAGGTACTCAAGAGGAGGCATTACAAACTATGAGAGGTATTGCCGACGAAGCAAGAAGAGCGGGTGTTAATACTGCGGCATATATGAAAGCGGTACAGGGCGGATTAAAAATGGCCGGTGGATTTGGATTCAAAAATGGTATAGAAGGATTAAAAACCATGGCCAAACAAGCGGCAATGTTAAGAACTTCAATTGAAAGTATCGGAGCTAAAGGTTTACAACAAAAAATTTTAGACCCTGAAGGTGCGATAGAAGCAGCAGCAGGATTTCAAATGTTAGGAGGAGCGATTGGTAAATTAGGAGACCCGTTCCAATTATTATATATGGCTCAAAGTGACATGGCTGGTCTTCAAGATGAACTTGCAAAATCTACGGCATCAGCATTTAAGTTTAATAAGGCTACCGGAACATTTGACGCATCAACACAAGATTTATATAGATTAAGACAACAAGCAGAACTGACAGGTGCCAATTTGGACGACATGTTAGAGTCTGGTCGAGAGATGGCAAAATTAGACTTTATTAGTAAATCGGTAGATTTATCAAATCTTGATGAAGCACAACAAGGAGTTTTATCGAGTTTAGCCCAAATTGATAAAGATGGTAAAGTCAGGGTTGATATTCCTGGTTTTGATGAAGGAACAAAAGACTTGACTGAATTAATGAAAGACCAAAACTTTAAAGACGCACTCGATAAGTACGAAATTGATTCCAAAAAAACAGCTGAAGAAATTGCAATCAGTCAAATGAATCTTGAAGAAAAACAATTATCCTCATTACAACAAATAGAAAAAGCAATTGTTTTAAGTTTGAGTGATAAGGAACAAGAAAAATTAATAAAAGACATAGAAGAAACAAACAAAATAACCGCGGATGCCTATAAAAAATTGACTAGTGATGTATCGACATTATCACAAAAAGAATTAACAGAAGGTACTAGACTAGAAAAAGGTGTTGCAACGGCTGGTGCTACAACCTTAGAAACGGGAACTGAAGGGTTAAAAAGGTCTCTTGAAAATATTAGTACGATAAATGATGCGTTTTTTCCAAACAGTGGCACCGCCCCTACGATTCTATCCAAAGGTAAAATATATCAAGGAATTGTCGGTGATGAAGTTGCTGTTGGAACCAACTTAGGAAGTGCATTATCAAACGTAGGTGGAAATGTTGGAGGAAGTATTGACATTAATATAAACTTGAATGGTAGTATTAGTGGTGACAATAATCTTATTACTAACATGTTTAAAAAACCCGAGGTACAAAAAGAAATTATGGACACAGTTTTATACAAATTAAACCAGTATAAAAGACAACAAGGTGTTATTTCCTAAAAAAATATAAAACAATCTATTTATCATAAAAAGACTGAATGGAGAGTCCACTATCATTTAATTCAAGTGAAAATTTTAGAAAAAAGCTTTTGGTGCGAAATCTTCCACCATATAAAGTTGATAATGCTTTTTCTAATGAAAGTAAACCTGGTTCGTCAGAATTTACTTTTAATGACTTCAGCACTGTAGACTCACCTAGCGTTGAACAAATTGGAGACAAACAAGAAAAATTATTATTACCCATAAATCAATACGGACCACAAAAACCAAATAAAGATTATGGTAATACTGTAACAATAAATGATAACCAAAATTATAAGACAAACGAAGGTGAATATGGTTATCCTGATACTATTGGAAGTGATTTAGAAACTATCGGTAATAATACTGAAAAACAAATTATTATAAAAAATGTTTATAGACCTGAAAACGGATTATCTGATTTTGGTTCTACCGCATGGTACATAAACAATGATAAAGTAATCACAACTATCGGTGAAGGTGAATATACAGTACAAGACACAGTCGGAAGTAGTTTAGAAACTACAGCAAACGCAGATAGACCAACATTAATTACTAATAATCAATATGGACCACAAACATTATCAAATGTTGAAGTTTCAATAAATAATAATTTTCAAACTAACGCTAATGAAGGTGAATATGGTTTTCCTGATACGATTGATAGTCCATTAGAAATAAAGGGTGAAACCGATAGACCGGTATTAATTGCTATAAATCAATACGGACCTGAAAATTTACCAACAACTGAAGTATCAATAAACAACAATTTACAAACAAATTCAAACGAAGGTGAGTATGGTTATCCTGATACTGTAGATAGTGAATTACAAATTGTAGGTCAAGACACAAGAAAACCAAATTTTTTACAAAATCAATGGGGACCTGAACAAGGTCAAAGTGAAACCGAAGTTGAGCCTTATAGAAAATTAAAAAGTCTAACAATACCACAAGGTAACTATGATGTTACTGATTCGGACGGTTCTTTATTAGAATTAGTGGGTGGTGTTAAAGAAACTGAAGCGTATCTATCTAATAGATATGCAACCGGAGAAGGATTTTATGACCCTACAGATTTTAAAACATTTCAATTAGCGGCATTACAATTACCATACGCTAATTCTGATAATACGTTTATATTTTTACCATCAACTTACACTCCTTATAGTATTTTATTAGAGGATGACCCGTCAGGTTCTGAGGGTTCTTTGTCTGAGGATTCTGATTTAGCAATGATTGGTGCTAAAAGTTTGAACAAAGAATTTAAACACAGAGTAGCTTTAGAACTTTACCAACAAACATTAGGTCAAGTAAATATATTTAATTCAAACGTAGACCCAGTTACGGGTGAAATTTCCGCAAAACCAAACACAGACCCTTTTGATGCGATTGGATTACTTACGGGGAACATTCCTATCGTATCAAGAGTTTATAATATTACAACACCTGACTTCTTATTTGGTCAGGGAATTAATTTTGCAGCTAAGTTAGCGGGATTATATTCACCTTATTCTTATATACCTGGTGAGTATTTTGATTATCCTGACCGTATAATTAACGGACCTTTTGTAAATCCTTTATCTTTAATAGGAGGTGCTATTGGTTCTTTATTCAGTGCATTACAAGGAGCAAATCAATCATCTTCTGAGTTGATGTTAGAATATACATCAATTCCTACTAGAAAATTATTATATGACCAATTAAAATACAATCAGTATAGACCAAATTATAAAATCGGTACTAACCTAACTGCACCAAAAGGTGTATTTTATATTGGTGAAAGAAAAAATCATCTTGCAGAATTATTATCACCTGCCGCAGAACTACCTCAAAATAAAGATAGAACTGGTTCATCTATTGGACCTGTACAATCTTATTCAAATATGGGTAAACTTTATGAGACGGACCAACTTGATGGTACACTATTTGGTATAAACAGTAGAAACTTTTATAGTGCTGGTAGCACAAAAGATGGGTGTATACTTATAGGTAGTAGTGTATTTGGTGGGTTTACATGGATTGGAAATAAGGAATCAAATGATGTAAATAACCCTAAACCCGGCGCATTACAGGGGAGAGGTGGTGAACAATTTGAAGACACTAGTGAATTTAAGTTTGGACAACTTACTGACTTTGGAAAAAGTGAGTCCACAAGATACAATTTTACACCAGGTTCAATCTTAGATGTAACACAAAAGTTAATAGATGCGGGACAAAGAAAGTCCGTTCAAAACCCAAAAGAACACGTAGGTAATGCAATTAATCAAATTACCAAAGTATTCAATGATGGGTACCAAGAAATTACTAAGGGTTCTAAAACATTAAGATGGACAACTAAAAACTCAACAGGTGGAGGACAAGTCCAAGGTTTAGAATATTGTAGAGTTTTCACAAAAGATAGACCATATTATACATTTGATGAGTTACAAAAAACGGATGGTAATATTAGAAAGTTTACTTCATCAGTATTAGATAGTACGTATAACTTAAATATTGCACCTGTTGAAGGTAGTAGTTTGAGAGATGGAAGGGTTAAAAAATATATGTTCTCTCTTGAGAACTTAGCTTGGGGTAGTTCAAATAAAAAAGGTTACACTTATGATGATTTACCGGCATGTGAAAAAGGACCAAATGGAGGTAGAATTATGTGGTTCCCCCCTTATGAGTTATCATTTGATGAAAGTATATCAACTCAATGGCAAGATAATAACTTTTTAGGTCGTACAGAACCAATATATACATATACTAATACATCAAGAAAGGGTAACGTATCCTTTAAGATAATAGTTGACCACCCATCAATACTAAACTTATTGGTTGATGAGGAATTGAAAGATATCAGTGATAGTAACGAAATAACTCAAATTATTGATTCATTTTTTGCTGGATGTACTAAATATGATTTATGGGATTTAGTATCTAAGTTTCCTAATTTTACACCAAGTGATATATTCCAAGCTCAAATTCTTACACAAGAAGATTTAGTAACGGTTGTAGAACAAAATAGTTATACCACAGTTCAACAAAATATAGATATCGGAGGTCAAACTGAAACAACTCCAAGGGCTTCAGATTGTGTTGTATTTCATTATGAAATTGGTTTAAATACCAATTTGGAGTATACCGCTTGTAGTGGTAACCAACAAATATTAACTTTAAGTGCTGGTGACAAGGGGGATATATGTGTTAAACGAGGAACCACACCAAATATAGTAACCCCCGACCCATCAAATATTGTAACACCAACAGGACAAGATTGTGAACTTAATCCTGCTAGCGGACAGACACAAACAACACCTAATGAAACACCAAAACCCACAAATATTTCATTCCCTGATATTGGTTTTTACTTTGATAACGATTATCCAATAGGTAAAAATACTAGAGTGGATACTGTGGGGGACAACGAAGATTTTGAATTATGGTATAACAAATATATTAATTCTGAAAGTTGTTACTTAAATGGTGGTTGCGAAAACCAAGAATATCAAAAAGCATTAGATAAAATTATACAATATGGTGATGCACAAAAAACAGATGTTACAAATTTTGTTTTAGGTTTAGATAAGGCGGCACAAGACAAATATCTTGATAGTTTTATTGATACAAGAAAAAGTGAGATTTCTGAATTTTTCAAATTCGTCAAATCTGAATTTGATGAAGCTAAAAAGTTCATCGAGACTATAGGTCCATTAATGGCCGACGGAAATACAATTAAATTTAGTTTAGGGTCTAGTGCATCTGCGGTAAGTGATAATAGTTATAATTTACACCTTTCAAAAAGAAGATTAGACTCGGTTATTAAATGGGTTAAAAAACAATCTTATGATGGTGTTAAATTTGATAAATTTATAGAACAAGGAAAATTAGTTATCACATCTGCAACACCATCAGGTGAAGATGCAATTATTGATGATTTATATTATAAATCAATTAACTGTAATAAACCATTTAAGACTAATAGTGCTGAGGGTACCGTTTCAGTAAACGCCATGGCATGTAGAAGAACTAAAATATTTAATGTTGAAGTAACAAAAAATAATTCAGAAAATGAAAATGGTGAACAACAACCAAGTAATACACAAGTTAATCAAGAGACCGCAGGTCAAGACTTTACTATTATTGGTCAGAGTAATATAACACCAACCACCACCACTTCACAACAACCAAATACGTCCACAAACCCTTTTGTTAATCAACAACCTGATTCAGACCCTAATACTGTAACACCACCAAACACTAGAGAACAAGTGGTAAATAGACAAGAAAGACAAACATATAAAGACTTAACTAAACGTTTGGCTAGAAAATTATTAACAGAATGTAACTATTTTGAATATTTGGAAAGAACAAATCCTATGATTTATGACGGAATAAAATCCAAAATAAAATATTTTCAACCCGCTTTCCACTCTATTACACCTGAAGGATTAAATTCCAGACTGGTTTTCCTACAACAATGTATGAGACCTGGTGATACAATACCTACCGTTTCTACAACAGGTCAAGGACAAGAACAATTAATATATAATGATGTTTCAAATAGTGCGTTTGGGGCACCTCCTATCTGTGTTCTTAGAATTGGTGACTTTTTCAATACTAAAATAGCAATCGACCAAATATCATTAAAATATGATGACGGTAAATTTGATTTGAATCCTGAAGGTATCGGTATCCAACCTATGATAGCAACAGTAAGTATATCTTTTAGTTTCATTGGTGCTCATGGTTTAGCAGGACCTGTTGCTAAGTTACAAAATGCATTATCATTTAATTACTATGCTAATACTGAAATGTATGACGAACGTGCTGAATCCACAGAAACTTTAGACCAATTAGAAACATACGATAGACAGATTTTAGACCAAGTAGAAGAACAAGTAGGTGTCGTAGACACCTCAGCTCCAAGACCTGAAATAAATAATGGAGGTGTTACTATCGGTAAAACTTTAACAAATGTATTAAACATAGATACATCCGTTACTACAGGTACAATTGAATATAAAGATATTTTTAGTAATTTAGTAGACGGTACAAAAAATTATGCAGATAAGGTAACAACAACTTTAGAAAAAATTAATGAAGAATTTTTATTTGGTGGGTTACAAATCTTTACTAAAGATAGAAAATATACTGAGGGTAACTTTAATTATTTAGGTGGTAATATGACGGATACTGCAACTATTTTTGGTTACTCAGACAAGATTCAAACAAAAATGGACAATTTAGCTACAAAGGCTAAAACTGATGTTGATAATGGAATAACTCCACTACTTGTCGGTATTGGTAATGAGAATTTATCTGATGTAGAAATAAGAAAAGTTAAAAGACAAATTAAAAAAGACATTGATTCTAAAAAAGATAAAATGTTGAATTCACTACAAAACTATTCAAACGAGATAACAAATACAGAATTGAATTACATCAATTTGATTGATAAAATAAATTATGTATCTAACAGTAATGATGGGTTTATAAAGAAAAATAATTCAACAATCATTTATAATTTATCTGGTACAACAGAAGTAACTCAACCAACACTAACAGGTGTGAATAATACTTTACAAGAATTGATTGAAGATTCACTTTTAATCAAAAACGATTTGAATGACGTGAATCAAAAGTTAATAGAGTTTAGTTTGATACCAACAGGTGACTATGATTATAGTGAAAACTATACACAGGATATGTATTTTAGTACACCACAACCACCAAATAAGGTTGTATATTTTATGTTGTTTGGAAAAGAAATTATAGACGACCCAAATAAGTTTGCTGAAAACTTAATATTAAACGCAATACCTGATATTAGTGATGAATCAAAAACTAATTGGATGACTTGGCTCATGACTACACTTACAGGAAGTAATGGTCTTGTTGATATATACAAATCCTCAAAAACAACGGTTGACAAAAAAATATCCGATTATAGGGCAACTTTTTATAATCCATTATTTAATACTTACAAGACTTCACTTAAGGGTAAAGTAAGAAAAATGTGGTACGAATCACAATTAACACCAACAGAAAAAACCATCGAAGACTTAAAAATTATTTATTCTAATAAAAGTCCAAAAGGGGATAAATTTAACTTACAAAAATCATTTAAGTAATGGACTATTATAATAGATACAAAGATTTTTTAATAAACGGACAACAAACCGTAGTACCTTTTTTATCTATACCTTCGAGAGTTACAGACCAACAATATCTTTATCGAACAGGTAGAAGTAGATTGGATAAAATTAGTTTTGAAAAGTATGGTACACCATATTTTGGTTGGTTGATACTGGCTGCAAATGCATCTTTTGGTGGATTAGAACAAAATATACCTGATGGTACTATTTTAATTATACCTTATCCTTTAACTGCGGCATTACAAGACTACAAATCTGCATTAGATACCTATATATTTTATTATGGCCGCTAGACAAAAACAAAATAAAAAAATTTATATTGAAACTGATTATGATAACATCGTAGTTGTAAACCCAAATGAAGTTTATAATTCAGATGGAAAGAAACAGGAACGTCTTGTTGACCACGAAGAATTGGTCTATTATGCTAATTTAGAAACTTTTATAATCCCGAGAACAAAATTAGCAATCGGAGAAGGTTTTCCGACTATAGAAAATACAACAAGTATTGCAACTCTTTTTGGTGGTGATGATGCTTTGAAAGTTAATTTCTTAAAACCGAAAGGTAAAACTGAATTTGATACAAGTTGGTCAAAACAATTAACGGGTGAGGGTTCAAGAGATGGTTTAGGTATTAATCAAAGCGCAGAACGAGTTGCTTCTGTAGACGGTAGACAAGTATTTAGACGTTCAGTAAGGAACTACGAAGATACACAACTTTTAGGGATTAAATCAATTAGAGTGGCAATAAAGGCGTCAGGTGTTCCTGAAGTCAATATTGAAATGGTTGATATACAAGGAAGGTCTTTATTCGAACAAGGAGAAAATTCTTTATATTCTGCTTTTTTTAATTTCCCTTATCCATTGTTTTATTTAACACTTAAAGGTTATTATGGTAAAGCAATTAGATATAGACTTTCTTTAATGTCTTTTAATGCCACTTTCGATGCTGACACAGGTAATTACAATATTTCATTAAAACTTGTTGGTAAGTTTACAGCATTACTTTTTGATACCCCTTTGTCTTACGCGGTAAATGCTCCTAAGATGTATAACACTCAAATAACGGTTACAGAACCTAATGGGAATAAAAGTTTTTTTAACACATATAAAGGAAGACAAAAGTTAAATGAGGTATATGACATATATGAAAGAAAGGGATTAATACCACCAAACTTTCCGAGATATTCCTTGGAAGAATTTAAATATAAGGTTGAAAAATTTACAACGGATTTTCAAAATGATTTAAAGGCAAAGACAGACTTTACAAAGTTAAATGATTTAGAAGACTTCTCAGAAAACTTAAAAAAACTTAATAAGGAAGTTTATGAGTACGCTATTAATAATGTTGTAGATAGAAATAGTTTTTATGTTCAGGGTGATGAAGTTTATTATCCATTTAAAAAAGAATTGACTTTTCAATCGAGAGAAGACTTCAAAACCAAAATATCAGAAAGAATAAATGCTTATGTTGCAAATTTAAAAAACAACGCCACGTTTGGTGAAAATAAAAATGCTGAGTATCAAATTAACGTAACCATAAAAGGTATAAAAGATATTCTTAGAAAACTTGATTTTAATACTTGGAGTAGTAATAAACAAGATGTTACTAATACATACTTTTATAGAAACAATAGACCACTCGATTCGAATATTAATCCTGGTGAGTATGAAAAATTTATTAAAGATGAGGCGCGCATTGCTTTGTTAGACACTAAAGTTAAAAACGAAAAGGGGGAGTGGGTTGAAGAACTTCCTGACTATTTAGTATTTGGTGATAAAATAGTTGCTGACGGTACATATTCTAGAAATTCATATTTAGATAAATTAGATGTGATGTTCACTAGTTTAAGTGCTAAACAAAAAATAATTGAAGATGAATTAACACAATATTATATTGGTAAACAATTGAGTAATCCGTTAGAAGGTGGATTAGGATTTAAACCAACGATAAGAAATGTGTTTGCAATTATTTTAGCAGGTGCTGACGCATTTTATAGACTAATGGATGAAAATCATGAAGAGGCATGGAATGTCAGAACTGATAAAAATCGTTTATTAGCTGTAATTCCGTCAGACAAAAATTTTTCAGTTGATGCATTAAAATCAATACAAACGTCTAGTACTAACTTGAATAGTGATAATGTTGTATATCCGTGGCCATTATATTTTACATTAGAAAAACAAGATAATGGAAGTGACTTATACACGATACAATATCCTGGTGATGCTAAATATATAAGACAGACAAGGGCTTATGATTATAGAGTGTGGCCTGAAGTTGGTTTTGTAGAAGCATTTATAAAAGCAACATTAGAAAAATCAAAACCAGAAGTAAGATATTCTTATGACAACCCTAAGGATGTAACAAAATATGTATCATGTAATGCTATTGAATTTCCATTCAAAACCGCACCTTACCAAGATTTAGACGCTATTAAAACCTTTTATGAAATTTTTGAAAGAACTTATATTGCATCACATTACGGTAATTTACCATCGGATATTGCAAGTAGTAAACAAATCGACCAATTTTATGGTGATATAGAAAGTCTTAATATTAGTTTAGTTGCTCCATCTGATATTACAATAAATCAAACTTTAAAGAAATCCGCATTTAATTTAACTAAACTTGTTGATTACATGAAAACAATTTCAAACAATGGACAAGGACAAAGTTGGCAAACATATATAAGAGATTATTTCAACACAGATTATCTTAAAACTCTATTAGCTAATGTTAATGAAATATATTCAATAGATACCTTAGCGGGAGCATCAATACAAGTATCTGCAGATTTACCGTTAGCACCAAACATGAAAGAATTTTTAGAAGATAGTGCCACATCTAAACAAAAAAAATTAGATGTTTATCCTTTTACTAATCTAACGTGGTTAAAAAAATATATGTCTAATGGTGAAAGTATTGGTTCATATGAAGATTATAACAATACAACTAGAAGTTATATATTCTTGGACGATAAAAAAACAATAGCTAGAATTAATGCTACTGAAAAATACCAAAACTTAAAACTCTTCACATCTAATGCTGTGTTTCAAAATAACACACAACCACTATTAGTTGACCCATCAAGTGACGACCCAATTGATTCAGCACTTTCTTTGAAAGAATATTATTCTAGAAGACGATACGAAGATTTATTTTTGACTGAGTCATTTATTAATTATGGTAATAGCTATAGTGGTAATTTAGGAACTTTCATTCAAACAACTTCATTAATGAATACACCATATTTTGTTAATGCTATTTTGGATGGTGTACAGAAACAAAAAAACAACGAGGAAAATCCATATGTGGCTTTAGGATATATGTATTTAAACTCTTTACCTTTAATTACAACAAAAGAAAAAATTAAAGACGTTACGAACAATGTTGTAACTGACCTTGATTATTTAGCAGCAACATTTAACAAGTTTTCATCTATTCATCAGGTACCATATGCTTGGGTTTTGAAGTACGGTTCAATATGGCATAGATATAAAACATATATTGAAAAAAATATCGATATTTTAGAAGACACATGGAAAGATTTTGACTATGTATTCTCTTATGACCCAACAACAGGAAGTTCAAGTACTAAGTATACTATATTAGATTACAGTGGAAACCCAACTACTATTTCCCTTCAAAATGTTGAATTATATACATCGGCATTTAACGTATTCAATCTAAAAGAGACATATGATACAGGTTTTTATCCAAAAGTTATTAACTCCATAGAATATTACTTAAATGGAAAAGATTTAATAACAGGTTATACGCCTACAGATTTTAGTAAACTTTATAATGAACAAGGATTAAAAATTGGTTTTAATCCCACTAACGAAGTTTACTATTTCCCACAAGGATATGATGCGAGTAATCCAAATAAAGAATTATTAAAAAGAAATTTATTTACTTATAGAAAATATAAGAAAAATAATGTCGACTCAGAACCATCGACAATCATTATATACCCTTCTATGGGGGGTATACCTTTCGACCAAGCAATTTATGAGTGTTTTAACCCTCAGAAAAAAATAACTGAAAGTTTGTATAATAATAATTCCATGTATAATGGAACGGTACGTTCAGTTTGGGGTATGTCTCAATTTGGGTATTTTAATAATAAATTGATTAAAAAACCATTACCTACCGAATACCTTAAAATAATTAAAACAGATACGGACAAACAAAATGTTTTTGATATAACTAACACAGAATCAACTTATTCAATGATTGATGAGATATTCAGTGTCTTTGATGTAGCTTTGTTGGATAAAATGGAAGAAAAGTTTTTAACTTTTTGTAATTACAAACCATTAGCTGATGAGTTAAAATTAAATGACGAAAACATCACACCAAACTACCTTCAAACTAATGGATTAACTAATGCTAATTTGAAACTACTTAAAAATCAAATTCAAAATCTTTTCTCTTATCAAACAATATTCTTCCAACAAATTAATGAAACTATTGATACACAAACATTGATGAACGACCAAATTAGTAACCTTTATACAAATTTGAGGGAATTTTTGAATTTTGATTGTGTTCTTAAGATAGGTAACCCTACAAACTTTGATAGAAAATTATTTGATTCATTAAGTACTCTTAGTAATATGCAGACTGAAGATAAATTAACCTTTGGTAAATATGCTTCTGGTTCATTGCCAGGTGACGGTACACTTACAACTTTATTACAGAGTACCACTTCATTACCACAATCATGGTCCACATTACACAAATATTTAGGTTTTAGTTTGATACCTGGTGTTGATTACGAAAACCAAGTTGACAACACCTTTCCTTCAGTACCTAACCCAACATCCGCAACGACATCAGCAACTACCGCAACAACTACAAATGCAAATTCGGAAGTACAATTACAATATATAGGTAGTTCATATAATATCATTACATCACCAACAAATGATAGTGAGTATATACATATTGAAAAAACAACAAGTGGTTACGATGTTTTCAAAATTATAGGAGAACCCGATAAATCAAAAATATCACAAAGATTACAATCTATAAGTTTCTTTCAACCAAACTCAAACGTACAGGATAGTAGTAATATAGTACAAAGTGAGTTTACTATGAGTATCCAAACAAAATATCAATATGTTGCAAAAATAATTCAAGCACAACCTGGTAAATATCAAATGGTAGTAACGTATGCGCCAAACTTACCTACCTCACCTGAGACATTACTATTAATAGCTGATGTATCAACCTCACCTAATTTTTCATCAACAACACCACAAATAAATAATGTTTCAATAACACCACAGGCTTTAGCGAACACGCAAAAATGTCTTGTATCAGATTTCTTCATTCAAAATAATATTGCGTTTAACCCTCAAAATATAAGAACACTTTATCCGATAATAAGAATCTATGTTGAGCAAAAATTAAAAGACCCTACTTTTAATAAAAACAAACTAATCACATATATTAATGATTTCCTTACCGATAGATACGAACTACAGGATAAAATGGTAAATCAGACTTTTACAAAGTTAAATAAGATACTAAAGAATATCGAGGTTGATTATGGATTACCAACCACACCTCTGAATGGTGACACAACCAAGTTAGCACTTTATAACACATTAAAAGGTTTTAATGATAAATGGATTTCAGGTTCAGATTTGAAAAATGTTACGTTATTTGAAGACTTTTTATTTATGGATAGGTCAAATAGTGACTTAGGTAATACTTACAATGTAGATTTGAATAAAGTAGTTCAGAGAATGGCATTGGATACAAAACAAGACCAAAGTTTAATGTCCTTGATAAGTTCAATTTTGGAAGATAATTATTTTATTTTTATGGCAATGCCAGCCTATATTAATTTTTATGGCATTCAAAAGGCATCAAAAGAAGGTCAAACATTAGAGGATAGTGAAATAGGTAATTCATTATTTGGAACTTATTTAGAGGTAGATTACACACAATCTAATCCTAAGTTTTTATGTCTATATGTTGGTAACCCATCAGAATACCCAAAACCAAAAGAAAACACTTTTAATAGATTTGGTGATGATAGTTTTGATTTAAGAGTCCCTGATAACCCATTAAGGGTTTCTGACCCAAATAGAAATTATTCATTAAGTAATCGTGTAGTTGGTTTCGCAGTAGATTTTGGAATAAGGAATCAAAACATATTTAAAGGATTAAATTTGGATATGTCTGAAATGAAAAACACTTCAGAGTCATTTAAGGTTTTTGCAGATATGGGTAGTTCGGTTTCAGGTGATAAAGTAGCGCAACAATCACAATCACTATATAGTGTCTATAAATCAAGGTCATATCAGTGTACTGTAAGTAGTATGGGTAATGCTATGATTCAACCTACTATGTATTATATTTTAAGACACGTACCTATGTTTTACGGACCTTATTGGATTACAGAGGTAAACCATAATATATCAACGTCAGGATTCGATACTGAGTTTAAGGGTACAAGAATTCCAAAATATGCATTACCTAAAATTGATAATTTAATGTCATCAGTTAATAAAACTGTATTAGCTGAACTTAAAAATTTATTAGGTGTTACTAAAACTCCAAAAACACAGGAAGTGATAGCTGCTGAAAAATTATTAAGCGCTAACCCAACACTTCAAACATTAAATGGTGCAGAAAATGTTTGTTTAAGTGGAGTACCAACGGTTTATGCCTCAATTCCATTTGAGCCTTTAATACAAACACCTTTCACAAAAGATGAGATTATCCCACTATTCAATTCTGTAAGTACAAATAAAATAATGAAAGCTTTGTTATGGGGAATTGCTCAAAATTTACCATCAACTACAAATAATAATGGAGTGTTAAATTGTATTAATAACAATCCATTTGAAATAAACACAAATACCATATACGGGGGAAATCTAGCCACCTTAATAAAAAAACAATCTTGTGTTCAAATATCAAATGATAATGTTAGGTTGGTTAAATTTGATACTTTAACGGAATCAATACAATTTATGGATTCTTATATGACAAATAAAATAAACCTTATACCGAAACTAGTAACATTAAATCCTAATAATAATTCAGATAAGAGTTACGGGGCGGCATTATTCCAACTTGCATATACAACTTGGTACACCAGTTCTGCGTTTGGGAATCCTAGTGCGGTTCCACCTGTACCACCATTAAATGAAACACAAATTAGAGATAAGACTAAAGCGTCCTTTATTACCGCAGATTATAACGCATTAGTTGAAAGTTTTACTCAAGCATGGCAACAATTTAAGTAAAAACAAAATAAAGAGATATTTATATTATAAAAAATTATGAGTATGAAAGCATTATTAGACGATTACTTGAAAAAAGATACTAGAATTACACAGAAAGACGCTGGTAACGGATATCAAGAAGTATGTGATTTAGATACAGGTGACTGTTATACAATCAGAATGAAAGATGGTTTGATTGAACGAGTGGATAACACTATGAAAACAAATAGAACATTAAAAGTTGAAACACCTCACGGTGTAAAAACATTATTAAACGGTTAAAAATTAAGAAATGAATATTGAAAAACAAATATTAGAAGAATTAAAACGTTTTAATCAAATTAATTCATATATTCTTAATGAACAACCCGAAGCTCCGGTAGATGAAGTTCCACCTGCCGACGCACCGGCAGGAGACGTACCACCGGCAGATGCACCGGCAGGAGATGTTCCACCGGCAGGAGACGTACCACCGGCAGATGCTGGCGCAACACCTGCACCAACTGAAGTACCTGAACCTGTGGATGTTGAAAATGACCCAGACGTTGAAGAAGTAGGTGCTGAGGAAAAAACCGATGAAGAAGGTGAAAGTGAAGAAATTGATATTACTGACCTTGTAACTTCACAACAAGAAATCCAAGCAAAACAAGATGAATTTATGAATGATATGTTTTCTAAGTTAGACGACTTAGCATCAAAATTAGAGAACATGGACCAAATAATGACTAAGATAAATGATTTAGAAACTAAATTTGATAAGTATAGAGAAAAAACACCTGAAGAGAAACTAATGTTACGTTCTTTAGATTCTTATCCTTACAATCAAAAACTGACAGATTTCTTTCAAGATAAAGAAGAAGAGATGGAGAAAACAGGAAAAAATGAATACGTATTAACATCAGATGAGGTTGAGAATTTTTCTCCAAACGAGGTAAAAAAAACATTTAATATATATGACGACGAGAATCCAAACATGTAAAAAATAATAGGATAAAGAATCAATATAAAGGGGGCGTTTGTCCCCTTTTTTTATTTGACAAACTTAAATATTCACCTATATTTGTTGTAGATAAAAGAGTAATAATTAAAAATTTATTTATGGCAAATTCAGTATTAGATTCAGTACTAGCTCAGTACGAAAAAAATTCAACATCGAGCAACACACCAAGAACTAACATTTCTCAAGAAGACAGATTGAAGAAGTATTTCTCAGCAATCCTTCAGAAGAATGAAAAATCCGCATCACGAAGAATTCGTATCTTACCTACAAAAGATGGTTCATCACCATTTGTCGAAGTTTGGTACCATGAAATTCAAGTAAACGGGCAATGGGTTAAGTTGTATGACCCTGAAAAAAATGACAACGAACGTTCACCTTTGACTGAAGTTTATAATGAACTGATTTCTACAGGTAAGAAAGAAGACAAAGAATTGGCATCACAATACCGTTCACGTTTATTTTACATTGTAAAAGTAATTGACCGTGACAACGAACAAGACGGTGTTAAATTTTGGCGATTCAAACACAACTACAAACAAGAAGGTGTGTTAGATAAAATTCTTCCTATTTGGAAAGCTAAAGGTGATGTCACTGAGGCTGAAAAAGGTCGTGATTTAATCATTGAACTTACAAAAGCAAAAACACCACAAGGAAAAGAATATACAGTTATTCAAACAATCATGTATGATGACCCACAACCACTACATGAAGATAAGGGAATCATGGAAGGATGGCTCCAAGACGAACTTACATGGAATGATGTATACTCAAAGAAACCCGTAGAATATTTAGAAGCAGTTGCAGTTGGTGAGACACCAATGTGGTCATCTGAACTTAAAAAATATGTTTACGGTGAAGCTGCTGAAATTTCACTTGGAGGGGCAAAACAAGAAACACCAACTCCTGTTGACCCACAAGCGAACGAAGAACCAGCGGAAGATTTGCCATTCTAAATTTAATTAAGCATGGATACTTTTAAACATATTGTATCCATGCTTTTTTTTTATAAACAAATTAAAAAAACAAAATGAAACCAGTGATTGCAGAAAAATTAAAAGAAGCGTTAGTTAAAAAATATGAAGCAGAAATTGCTGATGCCGAAGCAAGACTTTATGTTTATTTCACAAATCCTGTTGGGATTGGTGAGCATCCACAACACACAGAAGAGATGGATAATTTAGTTGGACAACTTACAGACGCAAAAGACAAGTTGGAAACTATAACAAATTTTAAAATTTACGAACTATAATGGCTATTAAAAAGAACGACTTTAGTTCACTTAAAAAGAAATTTTCCACATCGGCAAAGTATAAACCACAAAGATTCTTTGACCTTGGTGCACCGTTTTTGGATGCGGTTGGTTTACCTGGACCCGCGATGGGGCACATCAATATGTTCTTAGGACATTCAGATACGGGTAAGACAACAGCATTGGTTAAGACTGCGGTTGATGCTCAAAAGAAAGGTATCTTACCTGTGTTTATTATCACAGAACAAAAATGGTCTTTTGACCACGCTAAGTTAATGGGGTTTGAATGTGAAGAAGTTGTTGATACAGAAACGGGAGAATTAGAGTGGGACGGTTTTTATATATTCAATAATAACTTTGATTATATTGAACAAATCACAGATTACATCAATGATTTATTAGATGCTCAAGAAAAGGGTGATTTAGATTATTCATTGTGTATTATGTGGGACTCAGTTGGTTCTGTTCCTTGTAAAATGACTTACGAAGGTAAAGGAGGTAAACAACACAATGCAAGTGTTTTAGCCGATAAGATTGGTATGGGTATTAACCAACGTATTTCAGGTTCACGTAAAGCAGACTCTAAATATGAAAATACCCTAATCATTGTTAACCAACCTTGGGTTGAATTACCTGATAATCCGTTTGGACAACCTAAAATTAAGGCAAAAGGTGGTGAAGCTATTTGGTTGAATTCTTCATTAGTTTTCTTATTTGGAAATCAAAAAGGTGCTGGTACTACAAAAATTACCGCAACTAAAGATAAGAGAACTGTGAAGTTCGCATCAAGAACTAAGGTGTCTGTTATGAAAAATCACATTAACGGACTTGGTTTTGAAGATGGAAAGATTATCGTAACACCACACGGTTTCTTACCAGGAAAAGAAGCTTCCGAAGAAAAGGCATCAATCGAACAATACAAAAAAGAATATGCTGAATATTGGAAGGAAATAATCGGAGTTGATGGTGACTTTGATTTGAAATCAGAAAAAGAAGAAGTAGAGTAGTAATAATTAAAAAACAAAAAAGTGACAAAAACCTTATTGGTTGATGGAAACAATTTGATAAAAATTGGTTTTCACGGAGTGAAAGATTACTTTCACAATGGACAACATATCGGTGCTATTTGGCACTTTTTAAATACTTTAAGAAAGTTCTTGGAAGAAAACAACTATAATAAAGTTGTTGTATTTTGGGACAGTGATACGAATTCATCTCAAAGGAGGATTATATACCCGAAGTATAAATTAAATCGTAGAAACGATTCTAATGAGTTTAAACAGGCTTCTTACGAAAGTCAGAAACAACGTGTTAAACAATATCTTGAAGAGATGTTTGTTAGACAAGTTGAAGTTGAACACTCAGAAGCCGATGATTTAATTGCTTACTACTGCCAAATTTCTGAAGACGAGGATAAAACAATTTTCTCAAGTGATAGGGACCTTACACAATTAATTTCTGAAAAGGTAACTATCTATTCACCATCCGCAAAAAGATATTATAAGATGGGGGACACAATCAAAATGAGTGATTTTGAAGTTCCCCACTTTAATGTCAAAACAATCAAAATCCTCACGGGAGATTCATCCGACAATATTGATGGTATTTTTTATTTAGGTGAAAAGACATTATTTAAGTTTTTCCCTGAGCTACTTGAAAGAGTGGTAGAAATACCCGATATTTTAACAAAAGGTGAGGAACTTCTTAAAGAAAATAAGGACAACAAATCATTACAAAACCTTTTATCAGGTAAGACAAAAGAGGGTGTATTTGGTGAAGAATATTATGTAATAAACAAAAAACTAATTGATTTAGATGAACCACTCGTAAATCAAGAAGGTAAAGATTTAGTTGATACATATTACTCAGAATCATTAGACCCTGATGGTAGGGGGTATAAAAACCTAATTCGTATGATGATGGAAGATGGGTTATTTAAATACCTACCAAAACAAGATGACGGTTGGATTTATTTTTTGAAGCCGTTTTTAAAGTTAACAAGAAAAGAAAAGTCAAAATTCAAAAACAAAAAGTAAAATTATGAAAGAACAAAATGACGTAACTAAAGTTGAATTTCTTATCACATTAAATGATAATTTTGTGGTTCAGAGATTCTTTAATGTCAAAGGGTTTAACCCAAAAGCAAAAGGTAGTGTAGAACTGATGAACTACATGTTTGATTTAAGAACCGACTTACAAACAAAACTTAGAAATAAGTGTGCGGTCTACATGTTGGAAAATAGATTCCAAATCGAGGAGGACTCGGCGGTATTAGATACATCAAATACCGATGGACCTGAAAGATTTAACATTATTTTAAGAGTCGGAAATGAGACAATTTGTCACTATATCATCGACGCTAAATTGTACCCACCAAAGGTAAGATATACGCTGGATGTACGACCATCCATAAAAAACATATTAAGAGAGCTTACTGACATTTTTTCAGCTAAAAATTTATCTTACAATTACCTAAACTATTCGTTAGTTTAATCATATTTATCATATACAAAAAGAAAAAAATCATAGAATATGTCAGACAAAAAGAGCTTCGGATACTTAGGAAATACCTTTCAAATTCAGTTGTTAAACAACATCATATTATACAAGGATTTCTCAAATTCCATTCTTGAAGTCATTGACCCACATTACTTTGATAACCAATATTTTCGTATCATCTGTCAAATGATTAAGGAGTATTATTCAAAATACGAACATACTCCTACATTTGATACCTTAGAACAACTTACAAAATCAGAAATCTCTTCTCCGATGGCTCAGAAGAGTGTTTTGGATACATTACAACAAGTAAAAGATGTATCTGATGAAGGTTCAATATTTGTTCAAGAGAAGTCATTAAAATTCTGTAAACAACAAGAGTTACAGAAGGTTATGACTAAAGCCCAATCAATTATTGATAAGGGTGATTTTGAAAGTTATGACCACTTGGAAGAAATGGTAAGAGGAGCCTTACAGGTTGGTGAAGTTGATAAAGGAACAACCGATGTTTTCTTTAACCTTGATGAGGTTTTAGATGACGATTACAGACACCCAATTCCAATTGGAGTACCCGGTATTGATAATCTTCTTCGTGGAGGTTTGGCAAAAGGAGAAATTGGCGTTATCTTAGCACCTACAGGAGTTGGTAAGTCTACATTTACTACAAAAATTGCAAACCACGCATTCAACTTGGGTTATAATGTTTTACAAATATTTTTTGAAGACAACCCAAAAATTATCCAAAGAAAACACATCACTCTTTGGACTGGAATGCACCCTGACGATTTAACAGAAAATAGAGAAGATGTTCTTGAAAAAGTAAGACACATCCAATCTACAAGAAAAAATAAATTGATAATGAAAAAGTTACCATCAGATACGGTCACTATGAACCAGATTAAAAATCAGGTTAGAAAAATGATTGCTGAGGGAACTAAAGTAGATATGATTATCTTGGACTATATCGATTGTGTAGTTCCTGATAAAATGTTGGGAGATGAGTGGAAAAGTGAAGGTTCGGTTATGAGAGCATTTGAGGCAATGTGTCACGAATTGGATATTGCTGGTTGGACAGCAACACAAGGAAATCGTAATTCAATATCGTCAGATGTTGTTACGACAGACCAAATGGGTGGGTCTATTAAAAAGGCTCAAGTTGGTCACGTAATCATTACGGTTGCTAAATCATTACAACAAAAAGAAATGAACTTGGCAACAATAGCGATTACAAAATCAAGAATCGGTAAAGACGGTATTGTGTTTGAAAATTGTAAATTTGACAACGCACTACTTGAAATAGATACAGAACAAAGTGTTACTTTCTTAGGTTTGGAAGAACAGAAAGAAGAAAGAAACAGAAGTAGAATCAAAGAGCTTTTAGAAAAGAAAAAGCAAAAAGAACAACAATCTTAAATTAATTAAAAACTATGGAAAAAATATTAACAGAAAATCCTGGTAGGTTTGTCATCTTCCCAATCGAACACAACGATATATGGGAATATTACAAACAACACCAAGCCGCGTTTTGGACGGCAGAAGAAGTCGATTTAACAAATGACATCAGAGATTGGGAAAATTTAACAGACAATGAAAAATTCTTTATTAAGAATGTATTGTCGTTTTTTGCAGCTTCAGATGGTATTGTAAATGAAAACTTGGCTGAAAACTTCTACCGAGAAGTTCAATATCCTGAAGCTAAGTTTTTCTACGGATTTCAATTAGCAATGGAAAACATTCACTCATTAATGTATTCGTTATTGATTGATACGTACATCTCAAACGCTAAAGAAAAGGATGAGTGTTTCAATGCGATTGACAGATTACCTGCGGTTCAAAAGAAAGCTAAATGGGCATTAGAATGGATTGAAAAGGCATCATTCGCAGAAAGATTAGTCGCGTTTGCGGCTGTTGAAGGTATCTTCTTTTCAGGGTCATTCTGTTCTATTTTTTGGATGAAATCAAGAGGTATCATGCAAGGTTTATGTAATGCTAACTCACTTATCTTTAAAGATGAAAACTTACACTGTGATTTTGCAATTCATTTGTTGAATAACCATTTGGAAGAAAGACCATCTGAAAAACGAATTAAAGAAATATTACTTTCAGCATTGGAAATTGAAAAAGAATTTATTACTGAATCACTCCCAGTATCTTTAATTGGTATGAACTCAAACTTGATGAAACAATACTTGGAGTTTGTTGTTGATGGATTGTTAGTTAAGATGGGATGTAGTAAAGAATTTAACGTAGAACAACCATTTAAGTTCATGGAACAAATTGCGGTTGAAACAAAGGGTAATTTCTTTGAATCAAGAACAATGGAGTACCAAAAAGCTAAGTTAAACGAAACTATAACATTCACAGACGATTTTTAAATTTTATAACATGTCATTAAAAATAATTAAAAGAAATGGAGACCTTGTGGCATTTAACCCACAGAAAATTTACAACCGTGTAAAGCGCTCCGCAAAAGGATTAAGTGTTAACTCTGATGAGATTTTCATCAAAGTTATTACTTCTGTACCGACAGAAGGTAAAGTTACTACTAAGGAGTTAGATAAGTTGATTTATGAAATAGCAGCAGCATATACAGGTAGTCACCACGACTACTCAAGACTCGCTTCTTCAGTGGCTATTTCATCTTATCATAAAGAAACTTCAGATAGTTTTTGTGATACTATGAAAGTATTACACGGAGACGGTATCATTCACGAAGAGTTGATGAATAAGATAAATCAATATGGTGAAGAAAACATTGACTCTATTATCAATCATGAAAATGATTATAACTTTGATTATTTTGCTTGGAGGTCTCTACAAGAAATGTACTTGTTAAAAAGACCAAGTGGACAAGTTGTTGAAAGACCACAACATATGTATATGAGAGTTGCTTTGTGGGTTACAGATACGTTGGAGCAAGCTAAAGAATATTATACTTCTTTATCAAACCAACTAATCTCTAAGGCAACGCCTATCATGATTAACTCAGGTACTAAAGTTCCACAATTGGCATCTTGTGTATTACATTACAATGACTCTGATTCAAGAGAAGGTTTGTTAGGAACTTTGAGAGACATCTCAACATTCTCTTCAGATGCTGCGGGTATCGGACTTTCAATGTCAAATATCCGTAGTAAAGAAAGTAGAATTTCAACTTCAGGTGGATATGCCGGTGGACTTTTGAAATACTTAAAAATTGTAAATGAATCTCTCAGATTCTTTAATCAACAAGGTCGTAGACCAGGTAGTGCCGCAATCTATCTTGAACCATGGCACAAAGATATCTTTGACTTATTAGACATTAAAAAGAACACAGGTGCAGAAGAACTAAGAGCTCGTGATTTGTTTACGGCACTTTGGATTCCTGATAATTTTATGAAGGCAGTTAAAAACAATGCTGATTGGTATTTGTTCTGTCCTAATGACATTAAAAAGGCAGGATTAAAAGCATTACAAGAATGTTATGGTGAAGAATACGAAGAAGTGTATAACACGGCAGTTAGTATGGGTCTTGGTAAAAAAGTTAAAGCACAAGACATTTGGACTAAAATTGTTGAATCACAAGTAGAAACAGGTGTCCCTTATTTATGTTCTAAGGATAATGCTAATAGAAAAACTAATCACCAAAATATTGGGGTAATTAAACAATCTAACTTGTGTAATGAGATTTACCAATATACAGATGAAAAGACTACGGCTATTTGTACTTTATCATCTATGGTATTAAAAAACTTCGTAAAAGACGGTGAGTTTGACTTTAACTTATTGTACGAAGAAACACGTAAAGTTGTGAGGTCGTTAAACAAAGTCATTGACATCAACAACTACTCAACCGAAAAAGGACGTAGAGGTGGATTAGAACAAAGAGCTATTGCTATTGGAACACAAGGTTTAGCTGATGTATTTTATTTAATGGATTATACTTTCACATCTGATGAGGCAAAAAAATTAAATAAAGGTATTTTTGAAACCATCTATTACGCTGCCATTACAGAAAGTAACACATTATGTATGGACGGTAAGTACCAACCTTATGAGTTCTTCAAGGGGTCACCAATGTCAAAAGGTATTTTCCAATTTGATATGTGGAATGTTAATGAGACGGAACTTTCAGGAATGTGGGATTGGAACAAATTAAAGAAGAGTGTTTCTGACTATGGTGTTTGTAATTCACTATTCACCGCTCAAATGCCCGTGGCATCTTCAGCAAAAATCACAGGTTCTTATGAAATGACAGAACCGGCACACTCAGCAATTTTTAACAGAAGAGTTGTAGGTGGAGAAATCATGATTGTAAACAAATACCTCATCAATGACTTTGAAAAAATCGGTATTTGGTCTGAAGATTTGAAAAATGAAATTATCCTTAACGAAGGGTCAATTCAAAATATTAATTTCAATAATTACTTGGACCCAGAAGACAAGAACTATTTGAAGAAGGTAAAAAGAATTGAACACTTAATTCCTAAGTATAAAACAATTTGGGAGATTTCACAGAAACAACTAATTGATATGGCTGCGGATAGAGCACCATTCATCGACCAATCGCAGTCAATGAATATCTATATGGGTAACCCAACTTTATCTAAAATCACATCGTCACATTTCCATTCTTGGGAAAGAGGATTGAAAACATTATGTTACTATGTAAGAACCAAAGCAATTTCAACAGGAGCTAAACACTTAGCGGTTGACGTATCAAAAATACAACAACCTAAAGTTAAAGTTGAAGTACCAACTGTTAGTTACAATGATATGAACTTACCACCAAAACCAACAAATTCAGATTTTGAATGTTTTGGATGTTCATCCTAATCACGACACTAATCCCGACACTATGTCGGGATTTTTTATTTCATAACTATTTATTGAAAATATCACGACACTATATTTATTTAATATGGCAGATGGAATTACATACGGTATAAATTTCCCTTTTTTACAAAGTCCTAAAGGTAATTACTTAAAACTTACCGAAACTAGTGATGATGAGATTAGAACTAACTTGGTTCACTTATTGTTAACAAGAAGAGGTACAAGATACTTTTTACCTGATTTTGGTACTCGTCTATATGAATATATATTTGAACCATTAGATGGTACAACATTCGAGGATATCCGTGTGGAGATTGAAGAACAAATAAGTAAGTTCATACCAAATTTAACAATAAATAATATATCAATAGAACCATATACCGAAACTGATGAGGTTAGTGGTCAGTTAGACTACGAATTATTGGGTCAGGCTAGTATTTATCGTATACCTGGTGCTAATACAGTAGAATACAGTGCAAAAATAAAAATTGATTATACAAATGAAGCGAGAGCGTTTGGAAGTAGACAATTTGTAATAATAAACATTTAAGATGGCAAATAATAAAATAAATTATACCGATAGGGATTTTGAGTCACTAAGAGATGGACTGATTAACTATACAAAACAGTACTACCCTGAACTAATTCAAAACTTTAATGATGCGTCTGTATTCTCCGTTTTAATGGACTTAAATGCTGCAGTTGCAGATAACTTACATTATCATATTGATAGAAGTATACAAGAAACTGTTCTACAATATGCCCAACAAAAATCATCTATTTACAACATTGCAAGAACTTATGGTTTGAAAATACCGGGTTATAGACCATCAGTTGCTGTGGTTGATGTCTCAATCACTGTACCACCTCTTGGGGATGCTGAGGATTTTAGATATTTAGGTGTTCTGAGAGCAGGTTCACAATTTAATGGTGGGGGAACAAGTTTTGAGACCGTTTACGATATTGATTTTTCAACACAGTATAATCAAGAGGGGTTTGTAAATAGAACTAAAATACCAACTTTCGATTCTAACAACAAAATTATTAACTATGTTATCACTAAAAGAGAAGTTGTTGTTAACGGAACTACAAAAGTTTTCAAAAGAGTTATTAACCCATCTGATGTTGTTCCATTCTTTAATTTCTTTTTACCCGAAAGAAATGTTTTAGGGGTAAACGCGATAATTCAAAAAGATGGTACAAATTACCCTAATGTACCAAACTATACTGAATTTGTTACTTCAACAAACAGATGGTATGAGGTAGATGCGTTAGCGGAAGATACGGTTTTTATTGAAGACCCAACAAAACCTACTGACCAAGCGGGAAATAAAGTAGGAAAATATATTAAAACTGATAACAGATTTCTTACGGAATATACACCTGAAGGATTTATGAAAGTTCAATTTGGTGCTGGTACAACAACACCAAACGTTCAGTTAGCAAACTTTGCTAAAAATGGTATAAACTTAGACTTATCCAATTATCAAAATAATATTGGTTTAGGTTTAACGGTTCAACCAAATACAACATTATTCGTTCAGTATAGAACTGGCGGTGGATTAGCATCAAATGTTGGTGTAGGTGTTATAAATCAAATAGGTACTATAGATTTTGCAGTAACAGGTCCATCAGACACAATTAACTCAAATGTTGTAAATTCACTAACAATAACTAATGTAACCGCAGCTATTGGGGGAGCAAATCCACCATCAACTGAAGAGGTTAGAAACATGGTAGCATTCAACTTCTCGGCACAAAAAAGAGCGGTTACTGTAAATGATTACAAATCGTTGATTGATACGATGCCTGGTAAATTTGGAGCACCTTCTAAAGTTGCTATTACTGAAAACAATAATAAAATTACTATTCAGATTTTATCATACGACCAAAATGGTAAATTGACTCAAACCGTATCAAATGTTTTGAAAAGTAATTTGGCAACATATCTTTCTAAGTATCGAATGATAAATGATTATATTTCTATAGATGTTGCTAAAGTAATAGATTTATCTTTTGAAGTTTATATTGTCTTAGAATCAAACGTTAATCGCGGACAAGTAATTACGGAAGTAATCAATCAAATTTCAAATTATATGGCACCTGAAAATAGAGATTTAGGTGAAAACGTTAACGTATCTGATGTTAGAAGATTAATACAAAACACCGCTGGAGTACTCACATTAACTGATTTGAAAGTTTTTAACTTGGTAGGAGGACTTTATTCAACTTCTGAAACTTCACAAAGATATATAAATAAATCAACAAGACAGATAGAACTTATAGATGATACAATCTATGCTGAACCGACACAAGTTTATCAAATAAGGTTCGATAATAAAGACATTAAGGTGTTTGTAAAAAATCTATCTACTGTAGATTTCTCATAAGATTATTTATTTCCTGAAGGTCTAACCTATTTTTTTGAAAATGGGTAAAATAACTATTTATTTCTAAAAGACAAATGACCAAAAGCTATAGGATACGAACAGCACCAGGAACGGACAAAAATATAAGAGTCAATATTAACCAAGATTTTGACTTTTTGGAAATCTTATCCTTAAAATTAAGACAAGAAGATGTTTATACAAGATTTTGTGCCGACTATGGTGTGGTCACAGGACGTGTCATAGTAAATGGTGGATACGGTGTACCAAATGCAAACGTATCAATTTTTGTTCCTCTCGATGCTATTGATGAGAACGACCCAGTTATATCCACTTTATATCCCTATAGAAATGCTGACCAAAAAAACGAAGACGGATACAGATACAATCTATTACCTTACGTTAAAGAATATGACGGACACGTCCCAACTGGTACTTTTCCGGATAGAAATGATGTATTAACAAGAACTGAAGTTTTAGAGGTTTATGAGAAGTATTATAAGTACACGGTAAAAACAAATGAAAGTGGAGACTTTATGATTGTTGGAGCACCACTAGGTATTCAGTCTTTAGTTTTAGATTTAGATTTATCAAACATCGGTTGTTTTTCTTTGAGACCTGCCGATTTAATTAGGTCAGGTCTTGCTACATCAGAACAATTTAACGGAGACCAATTCAAATCATCTTCAGACTTAAGTTCTTTACCACAATTAGTAAACATCAGACAAGATATTGAAGTTACATCATTTTGGGGTGAAAATGAAATATGTAATATTGGTATAACAAGAGCCGATTTTGACTTAAGGGATTTTGGTATTGATATAAAACCACACGCAATATTCATGGGTTCTATATTTTCATCCTCTGATGAAGATTTTTTAGATAACAGATGTAAACCAAAAAAAGAAACAGGAAATCTTTGTGATTTAGTAACGGCCCCTGGAACTATATTAGCAGTAAGACAAACTATTGGATACGATAGTGACGGTAGACCGATACTAGAACAATATGTTTTACCTGATGGGGGTAAAGTAATTGACGATAATGGTACATGGTTGGTTGAGGTACCTATGAATTTAGATTATGTGACCACTAATGAATTTGGTGAACAAGTTTTATCTAATGACCCTGCGGTGGGTATTCCAACAAAAGGTAAGTATAGATTCAGAATCCAATATCAGAATGAATCTGGTATGGAAAATAACATTATGAGGGGTGACTTTTTAGTTCCTAATGTAAAAGAGTGGGGATGGTCTTCTTCTAATATAAACAACCCCACCGATTTAGACGCACAGCTATACTCTTACGCGTTTAGTTTAGATTGGAATGAGTACGGAGACCCAACAACAACTACAGGTGCTCAAATGATTCAAGAAGCTATAAATTGTGAAGATAGGTTTTATGAGTTTAACTATAACAAAGTATATACTATATCACATTTTTTAGACAGATGGAAGTGGGGAACAAATAGACTAAGACATTTAGGAATAAAAGATATAACGGATAGAACTTGTACAAGTAATGTAAATAAATTTCCAGTGAATGACGGTGTAAGGAATTTTGATTTCTTAGTTTTTATAATGAATCTTTTAATTACTATATTAACACCAACTTTTGGAAGTCTAATTATAATACTACACGTATTGGCGGTTATATATCCAATTATTAGGGCGATTATCAATTTGATACTATGGGTAGTTAACACTTTAATATATGGGATATGTCTCGTAGTAGCATTTTTATCTAAAAAATTAGACGAAGAAGATTGTAAAAAAACAACAATAACACCATTATCCAGCGAAAATCCATTCAAAAGGATATCATTACCTATGATGTCTTATCCTGATTGTGAGGCTTGCCCATGTGAAGACACGGCTTTACCACAAACACCAAACACAACTGTACAAAGTATAGATAGTACAATCTCATCTGTTAATAATAGTATTTTGGCGGATTTAAATTCTATTAGTTCTTACGAAGCATATATAGGTTCCGTAACCAACCCTAACGACCCATCATCTGCATCATTTTTAGAAGGGACAAGACAGATTTTTGCGGGTTATCAGAACCCAAGTACAAATAATAACTTAAATTATTTAAACAAAGTCCCTGTAACACAATACCCTTTAGGTGCTTCACCTGTTATGGGTAGAGACGTTCAGTTAGCTCAATCATTGAACTTAGCGAATTTAAGAAGTAGATATTTTGCCGGTGAAAACTATATCAAAACAACAGTAAGAAATACTAACCCAAGTACAAACGCGATTGACCCATCAACAACTTTTGATGATAGTGTTGTTATTCTTTTAGTTGACCCTAATACACCTATAGTACCGGGACAATTGTTGTCGTTTACCGATATAACTACTATTAATGACCCTAATATAACGGGTTTAACAAACGCAAATCAATTTAACACAAATAATATTACTGGTGCAACACCATTTAATAGTACCAATTTAGTTAATAAACAATTTTCTTGGATAAATCCTAATGGTAATATTCAAACAGGAACACTTAAACTTAATATAACAGAAAACGGTAAAGAGTATAAATTTAAGGCGGGTGTCGAATACTTCCAAGTAATTACAGGTGCAACAACAACACAACTTTCGGCTTCAACACACCCGACACTTGGATTATTAAATAAATACCTATTCAAAAAAACACAAGATTTTACCTTCGGTGTTGCTGGTGTTTTTCAAACACAAGGAGTGTACCCAATCGATTATTTGGATTTACATGAAAATATGCAAATTATCATATTAAATAGAGGTGTTGACCCGTATACTCAAAAACAAAACATTAGATACGATTTATCAAAATTATTTGGATATTCTTTTGGTTCAGGACCAATAGTTGAAGGTACTTATTATTTGAATGTACCAATTCAACCAAACACAGGACCAACAACCAGTCCATTATCGTATAACTGGTATTCGACATATAAGACACCTCAAACTCATAACGTCACAGGTAATACAAACACATCTCTTTATCACGAACCTTTTGGATTTACAGTTGATAGTACTTTATTTACGGCATTTACAAACAACTCAATTCATTATTATAGTTCGACCGATAAGAGTCAAATTAATTTCAAAGCCTTCAATACCGACATTTATGGTTTAGGGAATTTTACAAATAATACCGGAGCTAACGATGACTTCCCTAATGGTAATAATAGAATTGCTTTCCAATTCTATCTTAGTGCTACGACAAGTACTCCACAAGGATTAATTGAAGGTGGAACATTCATTACATCAACAGTTTCAGGTGGAACCGTATACGCTTATGCTAATTCAGGTGTGGAAGCGAGAGTTCTATCACCAGCATACCATTTACAGTCCCCATCAAATGTTACTATCACAAACAACAACAGATTAGTTTTTAGGTCTGATAGACTACCAACATCTACTTTGACTGAAATAAGTGGTAATTCATCTTATGCGTTACATTTGAATAATAATTTTTCAATCTATACAATTGACGAACAAGGTAACGGTGTAGCGGTACCTTTCATAAGTTCGCAAGCCACAGATACGACTGGTAATGCTCAAGATTTAACTGGAGATACATCAAACGGAATAACTGATGCGGTATTAGGCACACTACAGTGTGATAATTTAACTTTATTGGAATGTTATAGTGGTAACGGTACTTCATTTGGTGTTGACACACCTTGTCCCGAAAACTTGGATGGTAAAAGAGTTAAGGGAGGATGTTATTATTTTGTCGACGCCCCACTCATTACATCCATACCGAAAGACTTAAAATATTTTGTTGAATGGAAATCTAGATTCAGAATGATGTTTGCTGCTTGTCGAGGAGTATTTTCACAAGTTTTCCAAAACAACTGGGTTAATGGTTCTTTATATATGTTTTCATTTAAGAAGAAAACAATATTTAGTGTTTCAGGACAACCTAAAAAATATTTATTCTGTGGTAGTTATGACAGTATTTTAAGAACAGGACAGGGACCTTTATTTTATACTGAGGGTGTAACAAACGCAATATTTTATAGGTCAACACCATATGATGGTAATAACTTTTTAGGTCAGATTCCTAGAAGAAGATTGGCACCTTTAACCCCTTTTGTTAATGCGGGGTATGGTGGTATGAATACGAGAAATATATACTTTCCTACTACAATCATGGATTTAGGACCAAGAGACGAATTTACAAGACAAATATGCACTAACCCACAATTTGAAGGTTATTTAATCGATACACTACAATCGACTTCATATAACGACACATCTGAACTTTTACTACTTTTTATATTATCAAGACTAATTAATAGTAATTTCTGGGGTCAAGCATTAGGTCTTGGGGATGCATCAATAAATAGATTGTTCTCACGAAGTGAAGATAGGATAGATGGTGATATTGCACAACTATTTAGTATTAACTCTGAATTCGGTGTGGATGGTTTTAGTGACGACGCATATGATGATACTTCGTTGTACGTCTCAAGTACAGGTGAAGGATTGGTTGGTGTATTTTTTACTGCAAATACCGAAAATAGAATTAAACTAACACCGGGTATCACAACATTTACACCTACTTTAACAAACTATTACGGGTATCCTAAAACACAAGAGGTACCTTTTTACCTATGGAAATTAGATGATACAAACACAATTTTTGGGTCAGATAAAAATGATTGGGACACAGGATTACAAGGTAATGGTTTCTACAAATACACTTACCAAACGCAAAGTTTTTATCAAGCACCGTTCTCAAATTATTTTAATACGACGAACTACGGTAAAAAAGGATATATATACAACTCAGATAGTAATGGTAACACGGCAAATTTCCCACCAGGACAATCTAATAAATTTTTAGTTGGTGCACCTTTCCATTTTTATTTTGGATTAAATAAAGGTAAGAGTTCCATGAACAGATATATAACAAAATACATTTTCAATACTAATGTCTAATCAGAACGAAATAAATATAGTTTTAGGGTCAAAACAATTTGCGGGTAACACCGACAAAGACATTTGGATTCAACCACCATTAATGGGGGATAGAAGAACTATGGTTGAAGGTGATAGGTCATTAACCATCAATCTTGCAACTCAGTTTGATACCGAAAGACAAGAAAGTGATAAATTTAGAATCTCTGGTAAAATTACAAACATATTCAAAAATACGGTATCAGGGAAAACTACTTATACACCTTTTAGAAATATTTTGTACTACACCAATGAAATAAATGATGCAACATTAAACACACCACCAAATCCAAATGTGCCGTGGCAAGGTTATCCACAATTTGATGAATTTACTTTTGTTAGGTATTCTGCGGTTACAGGACATAGAAGTTATGTACCAAAAAGCGCATCCTCTTACAATTGGATGATGTATTTGACTTATCCATTTAGTAGTACTACTCAACAACCTATGTCATATACTAATGAATCATTCAACACCACTGTTAATTTTGTTTCAGGTGATGGTGTTCCATTTGTTTTAACTACGGGTGAAACTAATGGTAAAAAAGTTGTTTTGTTTAATTGTGGTGCAAAACACAACTTAAAACAAGATGAGTGGGTTGAAATTAATATACCATCATTACCTGGTGGACTCGGAAATAAAAAAGTACATCAAGTTTACTCATTAGGTGATGAAAATTATAGGTCAGAAGAAAAAGTATTCTCAGTATTTAACCTCAAATTCCCCGTCAATCAAACTATTGCGGGAACAAAAGGAACACTTAAGAGAATTACTAACATAGTTAATAGTGCCGAAACAAAATCAATATATTATGTAAGATTACATAAGGTTATTGCAACACACGATGAGTTCAATATCACACAAGGAGGATTTGAAAACAATCCTTTTAGTACTAAAACTAAATTAGAGTATTCAGCACTTACACCTAATGGGGTACAAAGGATTTCAGTTAAAGAAGATTCTAAAACGTTTTCATTTACCCTAAATAGGGATATACCAATATCAGGTCTTATAGATAATAACGGAAAACCGATAACTCAGTTATTTGTTTCATTTATTCATAAAGGATATATGGGATGGTTCAATCCTCCTATTACTAATACAAATGGAACAAAAACCGGTATTGATATTGGTTGGTCATTTAACTTTTTGGAAAACTCAGTCGATACGTGGTGGAATCATAATTCATTAAGTAATAAAGACAATCTACCATTAAATTCATACGAACAACCGACAGGTAGTGGAAATCTATTTTATTACACTGACACGTTACCAAAAGATACGATTATAAAAGGAGATTTTTGTGAATATAACTATACAGAGCAAAATGAATACGTTTTATCACCAATGTATCATAAGTACTCATTTAATGGTTCTTATTTCTTCGATAATTCATTACTAAATCTACCAAGCGGATATGTTTATGAACCACACCACCCGATACAAATTAGGGTGTTTAGTGATTACTTAGAATTTGGTTCTGCAAATAATACTGATAATGTACCAAGTTACGCTTGGTATTCAAAATATGAACAAACTTTTGTGTGGAGAGACATTTATACTTATGGATTCGTAGATGCTGAAGGTTTAGGTGTTGACTATCCGTTTACTAACGGAGCGCATTACCCATTCAAAGAAGTTTTGTTTCTACAAAAACCAATACAAAGAACAGAAGAAATTGTGACAACAATTATAAACGGACCAACCACTGACGATTGTGAGTAGTAACTATTATAGATTTACGGTTAACCCTAATGATATGGAAATCAACATTCCAATCGAAATAACATTCGATATGGAAGGTAGAGAACAGGCGGTAGAAGAGTTTGAAACTAAAGCCGTACAACAAATTATAAATGGTATTGAAGATTTTGAAATTGCAAGATTTGCACATGCTCCTTGGGATAATAACCCTGATAAAACTGAAATAGGTTATATCTTTAATTTTTTTAATCCTAATCTACCTACAAGTTTTATAAACAACCCACCAACTATATCAAACTGGTTGGATGACTATGAGTACGCCACATTTACTGATAGTGAAATTTATTATTTTTCAAATTCATTCAAAGGGTCTTTTTTCAAATTGGATTTCTACGATACAAAATCAAATGAGAATCAAAAAATACTTTTTACTGTGGTGTTACCAACACAACAAGGATTAAAAGAAACGGGTTCTATAGGACCAGCACTTAACCCAACCACCGTTTTAGTAAACAAACCAAAATATCTTTTAGATTATATTGGTAAAGATAAAGAAGGGTTCTTCTTTTATTGGTTAAGAAATGAGTCTTATATTGCTCAAACTGAATTTTACATGTCTTGTAAATTCTTTAACGCTAAAAAAGGTCAATTTGTAAGAATGATAAATGAACCACAATCTTCATTTTCAGGACCTACTAAGTTTAATTTTGATAAAGAAAAATATTTTTATTACAAAGTTGTACTAGACTATAGTAGTTATGAATATAAGGTTTATAGAGAAAATCCATCACTTACAAGAGTAGGTCAAGGACAAACAGCAAATGATGCTATAATCTGGTATGAATATATTAACCCATAATGGAGTCTGAAAAGTTTAGTTACATAATATCACCTGAAGTATTGAATACGGATATCTTCGGATTGGTCTATACTGCTCAAACCATATATGACCTCCCACCAAACGGGGTACCAACCTCATCTACACCTTTTACTGCTATAACTCAAAACTTTTCTTTATATTCAGGTATGACCCAAATACTTTCAGGTGGAACTAATGGTTCATCTTTATTAACGGGTCTTACTATACCAATTCTTTTTACACAAACGTATAATGACATTGGATATTACTCTGAGTTCGACGGTTTAATCTGTCAAAAAGATATCGTAACTAACTTTTTATATTCAGGTGATAATCCATCTAATTTATTTTCAGTAAAACTTTATAACACATCTGGTGATTTTACAACGAGTTATTTAGATTTCACAACATTTATTGTTGATTGGGGGGACGGTACTCAAACACAACAATTATCATCAACAAACATAAATCATATTTATCAAACACCTGGTAGTTATGTGATTACATTATCAGGTTCTAATCCTTGGGGTTTAACAACCGTATCAAAACCAATTACAATACCGTTGTTAAATGTAGGTACACCTAACCCAAATGGTACGATATATTTTACACCACAAGGAGGTAGTTGGTCAAATACACAATTGAACATTGATTATATCTACCCGTTAGATTCAAACAATAACGTAAATTACCAAGCATCGTCGAATTGGACAACAACACCATTTATTGTTTCCGGATTTACAAAATCCAAGGTACAAGATTTAAGAAGATACGGCTCACAACCTTTTACTGTTGGATATGTGTTTACCAAGAACAATCAATTTTACGGAAAAATAGATTCAATTATTGATGATATAACTGGTTACACAATAGAGAACATAACCTATTATGATTTACCAAACGGTAAGACTTTTTATGTTACTAACAGTAATGGACTAAGTGCAAATGATTTAAATCCTTCGATTATAACTAAAAATGAACAATTATTAGATTTTGTAATGGCACCACAAATACAAACAGACATTTATGTGGAAAGAGGTAAGTATAGTGCGTTCGAATCGTTAGAAAGACTTGGTGAAGTTGATAATATTGGAGATTTAGAAAGATATGGTTACGGATTCTTCAAAATTAACACAACATAAAAACCTACATAAACTATTTATAAAATAAAAAATGGCATTAGGAACCTATGGTATTGTAAGACCCTCAGATGTTTCACCTGCAGATGTTGACATCATTTTACATTATACACCAAGTAGAGATGTAACAGACAATTTTTTGCTTAAAAAATTAAACTCACAAAGTATATTAACACCTTATTTTCATAATGATGATACAGGTGGTAATTCGGGTGTCGAAGTGTTAGGAGGATTATATAATCTAAAACTACCTTCAAGTGAGTTTAATAAAAAAGGAATTTATACATTATACATCAAACCCGCAGAAATTAGAACATCAATTACAGATTGTGGTGTGTTATCAGCATTACCTAACGTAAAAGGTATTATCATAAACATTAACGATGTCCCATCTCAATACAGAAATAAATTCACCAATCAAGGTTTGGTTGGATTTAGAGTTGAATATCTTAACAATGATGGAACAAAGATACCAAACTTTTATCGTATTGTAACATCTTCGTTCTTTTGTGAGCCTGTGGTAACTGAACAAGTTAACTCATCTCAAAAAACAATTAGATATCGTTATGTTGATGGAGGAAGTGATTTAATTTTTTGTACTTTATCACCATCATCTTCACCAACAAACAAACCAACAGCAACACCATTCATTGGTCAACCAAATCAAAATATTATTGTAAGTAATACTTTTTTTAATCCTATTACGATTGATATTCAAATGGCTGACTATGATATAGATACTCTCGCTATAGCTCTTTATGGTAACCAAAGTAAGAGTATGGAAGATGGTATTTACACATTATACGATAGTAATAACAATATCTATAAACAATATAACTTATTTGAGGTTAGAGATAACTTTAACGAGTTACTATATGAAGTTAGACAAGATAGAGGTGCTAATATAGACTTTAGTAAAAACTTTACAAATATTATTACTTAATGGCAAATAAAATTTTCTACCCACCTATTGGAACAAATACTTTCGCAGATAATCTTGTCGGAGTTCAGATTACTGATGCTGGTGGACTAACACAAGGAAATTTTCAATTCACATCTGCAATATACGAAAAATCAAATAGAAAATTTGATACCGGAGTGTTCTCGACACCCTATACTTTAGAAAATCTAAAAATTAATAATATTGAAGAGGCGAAAAGAATTATTGAAAATAATTTCAAAGTATACCCTAACTATGACTTATCAGAAATTACTAGTTTTTCTTTATATGGGTCCCTTTCAAAAAGACTATCTGCGTCAGCTATTAAGATAATCAATAACTTTCCTGCCGGTATAGAAGTACTATTCAGACAACAGACAGGTCTCTTTACTGGATTTACCGCATTTAATATTCAGTACGATGCTATTAATAATGAAACTACTTTTGAAATGGATACTAAATTATTTAGAAATCCATTTGAAATTGATTATTCTGTAAATGCGCAAAGAAATATTGAGGTTAAACCATTCCCAATACACCCTATAAGGGCTCTTACAAATCAGTATGAAAAGTATGCTTTATATTTTGACGATTTAAAAACTGAATATAAACTAACTGATTTTGAACCTACTCAATCATTAAGTGGTGGTAATGTTACTATCATAGTAGAAGGTAACCCATTTAGTGGTCAAACCGCAACAACAAGTAATTTAATATTAAAACCAAATAATAAGAACACACAAGAAATATTTACAGATGCGTTTGATGAGGTTGAAAAGTTTTTATTAAATCAAAATAGTGCACCAATATATACTTCTGTATTCACTTACCCTGAATATGATGACAATGGAAAATATACGATGTATACTCGTAAATTAACTTGGCCGTTGGCGATATTTTGGAATTTAGATATTACATCAACACAATTCAACAAATACTTAGATGATTTACAATTAGTTGCTGAGAGACTTGATGAATATAAAACAAATCTAATTAGTAGATTTTTAATTACAGGTGCGTTTAAGGAGTTTGATACCGACGACCAAAAAATTGAAAAGGTTTTACAAATATATGGAAGAAGTTTTGATGAGGTTAAAAAATTCATCGACAGCTTAGCTTACATGAATTCAGTTAATTATCAAGTCGGTAATGATATACCTTCACAGTTACTATTTAACTTGGCTCAAACTTTAGGAATCAACCCTAATATTTCACCAACCACAAATGAAGAATTTTTAACGGCAGTATTTAATCCTACACCACAACAAATATATCCAGGTCAAAAAAACACACCAACACCAACGGAATTAAATTATCAATATTATAGAAATTTAATTTTGAACTCATCATACATGTTTAAATCTAAAGGTACAAGACAATCATTAGAATATGTTATGAGGTTTATTGGTGCTCCTGACGCTTTATTAGAGTTTAATGAGATAGTTTATTTGGCTGATACAAAAATTAATGTTGGTAAATTTGATGAACAATATGCGTCAATATCGGGAGGTACTCGTTTTGTATCCCAACCTACTTTAGACGATACAAATACGTTTAGTGTTAAAGGAGTTGTTTATACGGGATATACTGAAAGTGGATTGATACAATTCGTTAATAAGAGTTTAGATGATTACGGAATAGACCCTGACGGATTCCCTAAAAGTCCAAGACAAACCGATACGGACTTCTTCCAAAAAGGTGCTGGTTGGTTCGAAAAAACTGCAAAACATAGGTCAGTAGAAACTGTTGATAGTCAAAATTCACAGTTTACAGGTTCTAATCCTTATCTTATTACAAAAGTTGCACCTTTCAATTTTGGACAGGAGTATTTGGATTCTTTAAGGAAATTTCCGGACATGAGTGTTGGTTACACACTTAGAAGAGTTTCAGATAACCAAAAATCTTGGCCGGTAAATGATGTTGGGACAAGAAAAAACAACGCCAATTTTAACGGAGTAGATTACAACGTTACTGATGATAAGTTAGTCATCAACTCTAAGAACATTGAACTATACATGAATATGGGTCAAGGTATTACCTACGATGTGTGGGATATGTCGGTAAAATATAATTACCCTATTCCAAATAGCGGTTTAACCGCACCATACCCATACCCTGGAAATATTGATTGGACTGTAATCAATCCAAAACCAAACGAGAAAACATTTTTTGAGTTTGCTCAAAGTTTTTATAATAATTTTATTAACGTAAGAAATAGACAAACAATCAGTGATGGTAAAACTGGTGGATACCCAACATTACAATCGGTATTTTGGAGATACCTCCAATCGGAACAAACCGTAGGTATACCATCAAATAATTTCACATACCAAAAAATGATTGATTATACTTTGGGGTTAGGGGATTATTGGCAAAGACTTTTAGAGCAAGTTGTTCCTGGTACTACATTATGGTTGACAGGTCAAAAAATGGAAAATAGTATTTTCCACAGGCAAAAATATGTTTGGAGAAGACAAAGAGGATGTCAAATTATACCAATCGATTGTATACCTTGTAAATATACAGGTCAACCTTTTGCTTACGACTGTATTGACCAAACTTTAGATTGTACTATTCAGGGTTCTACTTCTGATATGTTACAAACGTTATTAAATAGTTTGTTAGCTCAAAGTGGATTCACTCAAAATCTTTGTGATTTAAATAGTATTGTATCTAACTGGTATGTTGATTGTAGATTAGATAATCAAATATTAGTTCAAGAACAATTCTATACGGGATATGGTATAAACGATTACCCAAACCAAACTCAGTTAATAGATGCTTTAAACACTGAATTAGTAGGTTTATACAACTATGGGTTAAATTATTATTTTGCAGGAAATACACTTATAGTGAGTAATACATCTTGTTATGATAATTTCTCAGCTAGTACGCTATATTTGAATATAGGCATCGATATTGATATTAACTGTACTCCACCTGCACCAACACCAACACCAACTCCTACACCAACACCTACTCCGACGCCAACATCGACGCCAACATACTCTGAAGTTAATTTCTACTTTGGTGCACCTGTTGCGTCTCCACCTAATTTGGTATTTGTATATAGAATAAATGGTGGTAGTTGGATTTACATAAATAATCAATCAGTAGGTAATAAACCTTCTACGTTCCAAAACTATATTACATATGGTACATCAGCGGCAGTTGGTGATGTAATTGACTTTGGAGTATTGAATTTATCAAATAGTAACGTAAGATTTGGTTTAGGTAATAATAGTGGAACTTACACAGGATACTGCGGATTGAGTTCATTCTATACTTATACAATAGTAAGTGGTTCAAATAACACTTACATAAACATCCAAAACACTGGTAGCGGATACGTAATATGTTAAAATAAAAAATGGCTTGTGTTTCAGGTTTAACCAATGGAGTTTATAGTTATACGGATTGTTGTGGAATATTACACACAGGAGCATCTGTTGGAGATAGTATTTGTTTAGACCAAGCATTTACAGGTTCATCATTTGGTGTATTTATTGCTACAGGTCAAACATGTACACAAAATTGTAATCAAGGACCACTTTCTTATAGTTTTTCATTAACAGGAGTTTGTTCTGCAGCGACAGGTACATTACAATTTTATCCTTCAGGTGGTATTCCACCATATACTATTGATTGTATTATCGGCCAACCTTTTTCTGCACAAACAGGAACTACATCGATTACTTTTACTGGTTTAACAGGTTCGACATATGTCTTCAGATTAAATGATAGTTTAGGTGTCCAAAACAACGAGTTATATATAAACGTTACGGTAAGTGGGTGTTTTGATGCAAAAATATTTGGTACAAGTGGTACTACGTGTGGTTTATCAAACGGTAGTTTTCAAGTTAGTGCTGCAACATCTGGTTCACCTTTTACAATATTAGTTTATAAAGATAGTAATTACCTATCAACAACTACGACATCAACGATGCCAACAACCATTGCAAATTTAGATGATGGTATATATTATTGTGTTGTGGTTGATAATGGTTTAGCAACGGCAATAACCGAAAATGTTATTGTGAGTGCCAGTACTGCGGTTGATTTTGGTTTTTGGAAGGTAGACACATCAAACTGTACTTTGAATTGGGGTAAACTTGCGGTCACAGGAGCAACAGGCACAGGACCATTCACTTATTTATGGAGTAATGGTGAAACAACTCAAGTAATTACTGGATTAACCCAAGGCTCTTATTCATGTACGGTTACAGATAGTTTAGGTTGTCAGACAACAAAATCAGAAACAATCGGTACAGCATTACCTTTAGGGTTATCGTTTCTTACTGCTCAACAACCATCGTGTTTCCAAAATAACGGTTCTTTAACTTTTACGATATCAGGAGGAACACAACCACTTTATTATTCGGCAACTACGGGTCTTGTTAGTTATACTCTTTCAGACACGTTTACAATCTCAGGTTTAAGTGCTGGAAATTATGAGGTATTGGTTAGAGACGCTAGTTTTTGTGAAGTTTTAGTAAGTGGTAATTTAACAACACCCGGAGGATTCGATGTTGTAAATATTTCATCAACCAACCCTATTTGTAATGCAAACGGAGGGTCAATAAATGTTACTATAGGGGGTACTAACCAAACGTATCTATATACTTTATCTGCACAAACAACAAGTTCTGTACAAAGTTTCGTTAGTCAAAGCCAAACATATACCTTCACAAATTTACCAACCGATATATATTTGGTAACGATTTCAGGAACTGCTAGTACTTGTATATATAGTCAACAAGTAAGCGTCACATCAACGCCAAAATTCACAGTTAGCGCAACAACTACTGGTTCAACATGTAATCAATTAAACGGTGCTGCGTTGATACAAGTAAGTACAGGTTTTACATCACCTTTAGATTATGTTTTAAGTAATGGTGATACTCTTATCGACTCACCATTATCTTCTGTAACATATACTAGTTTGGCTGCGGGAAGTTATACACTTAACGTGACAGATGCTGATGGTTGTGTTGTAACTAAAACTTTCGATATCACAACAGGTGGTTCACTTTTAACGGGTATTGTAACAACTAATTGTACAGGTTCAAATGACGGTAGTGCTACGGTAAACATTTATGATGGGTCACCACCATTTACTTATTTGTGGTCAAACGGACAGACAGGTGCGACAGCATCTAACTTAGGTTCAGGAACTTATACCGTTAATATCACAGACGCCTCGGGATGTACACAAACACAAGGTGTAACAATCAGTTGTATAGGTAATTTACTGTCATCGTACCAAACTTTTAATCTTTGTACAAATACCTTTACGACTGTACCTGGTAATCAAAGAGGTTTAGTTGAAATGTTGAACGAGGGGTATTTAGACATTACTTCAGGATATACTAATTGCGTATTCAACTCAGCGGTCTTAACGTGTGAGATTGATATAAATGGAAGTGCATTCACTCAGACTTTCTATACAGCAACAACATTGAATGATGTACCACAAGATACGGTTTGGCAATCAACAATTGAAAGTGTTTTGTCAAGTATAAGTCAAATTGATAGTTATACCATAGATTTATTAAATAATACTTTAACAATCCTTTCAAATTGTGATGGTGATAATGACCCACTTGCGGATGCTGACTTTAGTTTAGGTTTAGAAATCGTGTATGACGTTACTTGTTCAGGTTATTTATTCCCAACACCAACACCAACTCCTACACCAACTGCAACACCAACACCAACTCCTACGCCAACTGCAACACCAACACCAACTCCTACGCCAACTGCAACGCCGACGCCAACTCCTACACCAACTGCAACACCAACACCAACTCCTACGCCAACTGCAACACCGACGCCAACTCCTACGCCAACTGCAACACCGACGCCAACTGCAACGCCAACACCAACTCCTACGCCGACTGCAACGCCAACACCAACACCGACGCCTACTGCAACGCCGACGCCAACTCCTACGCCGACTGTAACACCAACGCCAACACCAACTCCTACGCCGACTGTAACACCAACGCCAACACCAACTCCAGGGTATCTCGCAAGATTTCCATCTGGGACATGGGTAAATACTGGTGGAGGTCAATGGGCAACACCACAAATACAGTCAGGTAATTTGAACTATGCAGGAGCACCTAATGAAACGTTAACAATAAGATTTACTTTACCTAATTTGATAAGATTTTCAGGTGGTTCATCAATCAACGGAGTATTATATGATGAATATAGTGCAAACACTTTTACCGTTACTACTAACGGTTCAGGTACAGGAACATTATCATTCGTAACAAGCGCAAACACCACATCGTCAACATTTGGTCAAAAAGTTGCTTTATTTGAAATAATTGCGTCTTCATCTGGTTCTACCATAAATCCGGCTAGTGGTTCTAATATATTATTATATAGGTACACTACTCCTTTATTTGGTGGTCAGTCATGGATTGGAAATAATGTAATTTCAGCAACAACAAGTGGCGATGCGTGTAATAATATAGCATATGAAACAATGTATTTTATTGATACCTTTAGTGTTCCACCTACTGTTGGTTCAAACGTTTATTCTGGGGCTACCGGCACAAACTTGGTTAATGGAGACAACAAATGGATTGCAATTACTTATCCTACCGCTCCAAGTGATGAATTAGGTAATTATAATACTAAATATGTAATCCAAGTTAATAGTTCTGGTGTAATAACAAATGTTCAAACCTGCCCATAATGCCATCACAACTAATCATATCAGGGGAGACGGGAGGAACACCTCCTTATCAGTTTTATGTATGTGACCAATATATGAATAACTGCTTCTTGTTAGGACCAACGGGAGGCACATTTACATTAAATACCTTTTTTTCAACCGCTCAAGTATTACTTATAAAAGTTGTTGATAGTACAGGATGTATGACATTCAAACTTGTGTACTGTCCTGATGATACATTCTTCATTTTGACAGAGACAGGATTGATAATAACCACAGAAAGTGGAGACAGATTAGTTTGGATATAGATGTTAATAGAAATCACAGGTGTAACAAGTGGAACGAGTCCTTACAACATTTATGTTTGTGACCCTAATAATACTTCATGTTTTTTTGTAACAACAGTTGCTTCGTTTACGCCACCTGTGGTTATTAATACAGAAAGTTATTTTCCTAATTCACCTGCGGTATATTTGAAAATTTTAGATGGTACTTTATGTGAGAAATTATATTTATTAGAATGTGGAGTATACTTATTCCAAAATGGAAATGTGTTTATTTTCATGGATGGAGATATTAATGTGTTCCAAAATTAGTTCGACAATATTTATAAAGTGATATGCCAGTTTACAATAGATTAACCGATAGAACCTTAGCCACGGGTGTTACACTTAATGATTTAATTCATATAGTAATTACAGGTGATACTTCACAGAATGCTGCGGGGTCATCATATAAGGCAACAATCCAACAATTAGCAAGTGTTATTACAGGAGCCACAGGAACTGCGGGTAGTGCGGGAACTAGCGGTACTAATGGAACTTCAGGTACCAACGGCTCAAGTGGTATAAATGGGTCTTCGGGTTCTTCTGGTATAAATGGTACTAACGGTACTAGTGGAACAAGTGGTGTTGGTACCGGAAATGGACAATTTTTACCACTTTCGGGTGGAACTATAACCGGAAGTACCGGGTTTATGATTTTTAATCCAAATGAATTAGGAGGTAGATTAAATATTTCAGGATTTACATCTTTACCTATGTTTCAGGTAAGTGTATCACCTTACTTAACAAAACCAACCGCGTCTGTTCAGTTAGGTATGAGAACTTGGGATAGTGTGACTAATCCAGGTTATGGTAAAGTAGGTGATGCTTTTGTCTATGCAAGTAATGAAGCTAACGGATTAAATATTATTAATAACGCTGGTACTAGTGGAACTGAAGATTACATTAGATTTTATGCGGGGGACGACCCTGATGGGACAATACCCGACATACACATCCAAGGAACCGGCTCAACGAGAGGTTACGTAGGTTTTGGAACTATAAACCCAACTGAACGGGTAGATGTAAGTGGAAAAACAAAGACAATAAGTTTCCAAATGACATCAGGAGCAACTGCGGGTTACATATTAGTATCGGATGCAAGTGGTAACGGTATATGGTCAGCAGCCACAGTAAGTGGAGGTTCAAGTGGAACTTCGGGTTCATCAGGTATAAATGGTACGAGTGGTAGTTCTGGATTAAACGGTTCATCAGGTATAAATGGTACTAGTGGTAGTTCTGGATTAGATGGTTCATCGGGTATAAATGGATTAAACGGTTCATCAGGTATAAATGGTACTAGTGGTAGTTCTGGATTAGATGGTTCATCAGGTTCATCAGGTATAAATGGTACTAGTGGTAGTTCTGGATTAGATGGTTCATCAGGTTCATCGGGCATAAATGGCACAAACGGTTCTTCAGGATTAAACGGCTCTTCAGGTATAAATGGAACTTCAGGTACTAGCGGTGTTGGAGGTGGTGGTGAATTTTTACCATTATCAGGTGGTACGGTAACAGGTACAACTTTTTTTAGTCAAGGTTTATCTGCAACAACAATAAATACGACTACTGTTGGTGACAGTAGTGCTTGTGTTACTGATGTATTTACAACAAGATTACGTTCATGTGGACCATTAGGTATAAATACAAATGATGAAGGAATAGTTACTTTTGGTAAATTTAATCAGTTAGTTTTAGATTTACCAAATAAAAGAGTAGGATTTAACACAGTACCTTCATTTGATTTAGATTTCCGTTCACAGTACGGAAGTTTTGGATTCAAACCTAGTATTGGTCAATCAGGAATTCAAATATCAGGTACATCAACTCAATTTTCAACTGCAGTTGTAACTGCTGGTGGTATAGGTTTCAATATTGGTGCTTTTGGTGAAAGCTTTCCAGTATCAGGAGGGTATGTAACGGGAGATACATTTGTTAGTATGACAAATACTAACAACTTTAATATACTAACACTGTCAGGAGTTACTAATAGTGAAAACAATATAAAAATAAAAGTTGGCAGTACTTCAGCAAATATTTCAGATGTTTTTATAAAAGGAACTGGAACAACAAGAGGTTATGTTGGTTTTGGAACTGAAAATCCAACTGAGAGGGTAGATGTTAGCGGTAAAACAAAAACTATAAATCTTCAAATTACATCAGGAGCTTCTGCGGGGTATGTTTTAGTGTCTGATGCTAGTGGTAATGCTATTTGGTCCGCAGCATTATCCGCATCTACCATTTCTGCAACAACAATATCTGCAACAACTTATCAAAATTTACCAAGTGATGTAGTAATTATTAACTCAACACAGATTCAATCAGGATTTACAGGTGGAGTCCTATTCCAAAGTTCGGCAAGTACGGTAAGTCAAACTACTGGATTTACTTGGGATAACGTAAATAAAAGGATGGGAATTGGGATTAACTCCCCTGTGTATGACTTAGATGTTAATGGGTCTATCTATCAAAGAACCGGAGAATTATTAATTACATCCACAGGTGGTGTTAACAAAGAAGGGCCATTTATAGCATCAAGCGGTGGTGACGAGTTAAGCTCTGATAGAAAAATCCAATTAGGGATTTCAGACAATTCAAGCGTACCTGTCGGTATTGATATGTTTGTAACTAACAATTCATTCCCACCAAGTTACATGAAATTCAGAGTAAACAATTCTGATTTAGTTACAATGTCTGGTAGTTCTGTTATAATTAGTGGTAATACTTTTACAAGTGGTATGACAGCAACTACAATATCTGCCACATCATTATCCGCATTAACGGTAACTTCACCAACAGTATCAGCAACTACCGTAACTTCAAGAACAGTATCAGCAACTACATTATCAGCGTTGACTGCAACTTCAACAACAATATCTGCAACATCAGTATCTGCAATAACATTTAATCTTTCTGGTTCACAAATAGAATCCGCTTGGACATCTTATACACCTGTATGGACGGCAAGTGGTACTAATCCTGTAATTGGTAATGGAACAATAGAAGGGTACTACAAACTAATTGGTAAAACATGTTTTGTAAGAGGAAATATCGCGATGGGTAGTACAACAACTTTCGGCACAGGAGAATGGTACGTCTCGATGCCGGTTACAGCCGTACGCTGACGCCATATTAATGACGGTAACCCTATTAGATAATGGTAGTGCTTGGTATAATGCTACAATGGCTGGAGGAAGAGCAGGGTTTAACACTAAAGCCCCTATGCAATATGTAAATATTGCAAATGGAACTGCTAGTGACGTAAACCCAACACAACCATTTACATGGACGACTAGCGATAGATTTATTTGGAATGGTAGTTATGAGATAGCTTAAATGTTTATTTATATATAATATTTCATAGTATTTGATTATGAAAATATTTGTACAAATCGCGTCTTATAGAGACCCCGAACTTTTACCCACAATTAGAGACTGTATTTCAAAAGCAAAACATCCCGAAAATTTAACATTTGGTATTTGTTGGCAACGAGATGAAAATGAATCAATGGAAGAATTTGCAAATGACCCAAGATTCAAAATCTTAGATTACCATTGGTCAAAAAGTAAAGGACTATGTTGGGCTCGTTCAGAAATCCAAAAATTATGGAATGGTGAAGAATACACACTTCAATTAGATTCACATCACAGATTCTTACAGGATTGGGATGTTGAATTAATCGAAATGATGAAACTAACGGGGTCAGAAAAACCAATCATCACATCATATGCAGGAATGTATAGACCAAGTAATAATCAGTTATTAAATGTTGAACCATATAAAATGGTTGCATCAAACTTCACACCAGGAGGAACAATTCTTTTTAGACCTAATGGGATACCTAATTGGCAAGATTTAGATAAACCAATCCCCGCAAGATTTGTTAGTGGACATTTCTTTTTTACTATCGGAAAACATTGTGAAGAATATAAGTACGACCCAAACATTTATTTCGCTGGCGATGAGATTAGTTTATCAATTCGTTCATTTACCTTAGGTTATGATTTATTTCATCCACATAAAACAATAATTTGGCATGAATACACAAGAGAAGGTAGAACAAAACATTGGACGGATTTTAATACGGATAATTTAGTTTCAGGTGTTGTTGAAAAACCGTGGTGGGAAATGGACAATGACTCAAAAAGAAGGTTGAGACATATGTTACAAGAAGAAGATAACAATATTGATTTAGGTATTTATGGTCTTGGTGAAGTAAGAACCCACCACGATTATGAATTATATGCCGGTATTAGTTTCAAAGAAAGAATGTTACATCCTGATACAATCAAAGGAATTAACCCACCAATTAATGATGAAACTGAGTGGTATCTAAAACAAAAACAAGTATTTGATTTAGAATTGGATATACCACATACTGAAAACTTCAAGTTTATTTACATTGGAGTTGAAGACGATAAAGGTGAAGTTATATACAGACAAGATTTAACAAGTTATCAAGAAAAATTAAATTTAAGAATTGAAAGTTACGATAAACCACATAAATGGGTTTATTGGGTTAACGACATAAATGGAGAATGGGTCAATAGACAAGACATATTATTATGAAAATAGGAGCATTTTATCAATCAGGTTATAAATTAGTTGCCTGTTATAAAGCATTAGAACAATTAAGAAAAATATACCCAAACATACCTGTTGCATTATATGAAGATGGTTCAGACGTATTGGAACCCGTAGCAAAAAAATTCAATTGTGATTATAAAAAAACTGATGTTACTGGACAAAACTTAAGACATTCAGGAAGACCCGTAGTTGGAATTGAAAGTAATTTGGCTTGGTTAAAAAGAATTTATGACGCCTGTACTACAACACTAAAAGATGTGGATTGGGTAATACACTATGAAGATGACGTATGGTGTAAAAATGAAATTACCATCCCTCCTAAATTTACAATAGCAGGTGCTAACGGACCGGCATACACTAATGAACTTTATCAATATTTGAAAGATAAGTTTAGTATAACTGACGAATCAAGAAACCATTGGTCACCTTTAGGTTCGCTTCAAAGTTATGGTGGTTGTGGAGGAACAATTTTTAATCGTGAAGCGTTTATCGATGTCTATAATAGATTAGACGAGATTGATTGGCAAAAAATACGTGAATTGGATACAAGACCTATTGAATGGTCCGATGCTAGTTTATCGTTTGTTTTCCAACATGCTGGTTATACAAGTGGTATTTGGGATGATTGGGCTCAATACGATAGTAGAAATGAAGGTAATTGGTTTGATAAGACAGGTTGGTCGGTACCGATGGAGGAACAAAGAGACGTTGCTTTTATTCATTTATACAAACATTTTTACAATTATGAACCTGGAGATATAAATTTAGATTTATAAAATAAACTTTTGATTATTTATATAATAAAGTTAATACCTGAATGGCAAATGTAGTTTTTAGTAGTTGTTGTTATAATTTTGTGTTTAGTGCCACGACTTTTCCGGTCACGGCTGCAACAAATACAGTTTATGTTATTACCGGTGATACAAATATCCCAAACGGGTGTTATAAAGTTGTAACAGGAGTTACCGCAAGTACCATATCAACGACAGTTACCGGAACTGCAACATCAGGTTCATCCTGTAATGACCCATCTTGTTTAAGTTGTTGTTCAACAAACTTATGTATAAGTGCGTCTACAACACTATATAGTGGATATTCAGGTACATACACTTTTAAGGGTGGTTATAATTCTAGACCATATTGGACAGGTGGAACTAATAGTTCAGGTTATATCTATTATAATGGTACTAATTGGTGCTTAAGTAATTCTTTGTCTGGTTCGTGTTTTTTCTTTGGGTCGAACCCAACGTTTTCATCTTGTCCTGATTTAGATGAAACTGTTATGTTTAGTGGAAGTTGTGGTCCCGCACCAACACCTTTTGACCCGTGTTCAGTTTTAGATTTTGATGTTTTATTGGAGTGTGACATTGCAACACCAACACCTACTCCAACACCAACACCTACGCCAACGCCTACACCAACACCAACTCCTACGGCAAATATATGTAGTGGTTTTAGTGCGAATATTTCATACGCGTCGGTAACACCAACACCTACACCTACACCAACTCCTACACCAACTCCTACACCAACTGTAACACCTTCAGCAGATACTGTTACGTTTATTGTTGATAACGGAAACTTTGTTTGCGCAACAGTTAAGGAATTGGTTGATTGTAATGATGGTTCGTTATACTATGTGAGTGGACCGTTATTATTAACTGGTTCAACTGCGACAACAATAACTACGACAGGTACAACTATACTTGCGGTTATTAATAACCAATTCAAATGTGCTACTTATGTACAAAATATAAATGGAAGTGCTAATGCGTCGGTTCAATATGTAATTTCAGCATACACAGGATATTGTGCTACTGCATGTACGACACCAACACCTACGGTAACTCCAACTCCAACACCTACACCAACGCCTACTCCAACTCCAACCCCTACACCAACATTTGCACCTGGAACTGTATTTGTATTCACATCTTGTACTTCTAATAGTATGATTACACAGACAGCTTATCCACCAACAAATGTTACGATTGGAAATGTATTGAAAACCACTTCAGGTGATTGTTATACATATATTGGAAATTATGTGAATTATGTTGCTCCGTCGGGTTATATTGTTGCAAGTGTAAATCAATTTACAGCAACAACAGCCACGACATATACTAATTGTATTGATTGTTTAACTGTGACTGCACAAACATTAACTTATAACACATGGAGAGCAAGTATCGGATTTGCTCTTAATTGTCCTGTATGTCAAATCACTGACTTTGGTAAACCATCAACAGTATATACATCTAATTTGATTAAAAATATTGATACGGGTGTTTATGTATTTAGTGATAGTGGATTGACTAAACCTATAACCGAGGATTATCTACAATACGGAAATTATATTTATCAAGTAGATAAAGAAGGTAAATTAACACAATACTGTACAGTAAACGGAAATTGTAGATAATAATGGCAATACAAATAACAATAGATAGTATAGTTTCAGGGACATCACCATATAATGTATGGGTTTGTGACGGTTGTGGTACAAGTGCTAGTTGTCAGTACATCAATACTTTTTCTACGAGTACTTTCACATTTATCTTACCTACAGTTTTTGAAACTTATCCGGCATATTATGTAAAAATAATAGATTCGAATAATTGTGTTTATTGTATATCACCATCAATATCAGCTTGTAATGTTTTTATTGGTTATTGGGATGGAAACGTTTATTACAAATATAATGTTGTTAGTGACACTGAAGAAGGTCCATTAACTTTACCTATTACACCATCTGTAGATGATAGTTTGATGGCTAATAGTGATAACAAACTATGGTTTTTAACTAATACAGGTACTACGGAATTAAATATGGTTGTATCACCATTTAGTGCGACTTACAGTAGAGACATAAAAATAAACTTATCATCTGTAAAACAACTTTATAGTATTGATAATAGTAATTTAATAGTGTGTGCTACAAATACTGCAACTACAAGAACATATATTCATAATGCGGTTATCACAGGAACAACAGCACAAACAACATCATTATTAGAAGTTGTTGGTTCATTGTCCGGCAACACCACTATAAAAGACATGAAATTATCAACTGAAGATAAAATCATTATTTTAGGTAAAACTGGTTCTACTGAATTTTTACAACAATATGATTATGTTTCTGGAGGCACATTAGAATTAGAAATAAATTTGTCTGGTATAACAAATCCGGCAACATTCATCCAATCAAATGATTTGATATATATTCTAACACAATCTAATCAAATATACCAAATTAACTTAACATCACCATATCTATTAACATATATTGCTGATTCAACAACACCAATAGGTTTTGGGCGAGCATCACAAAGGTATGGTTGTTTAACTAAAAAATTCGTAGTATAATGGCACAGTTAAGTGGTAATAGTTGTAGTATAGTAACTTTGTTTCCTTTGGGTGTTGAATGTAATGTTATCAACAGCTCGACACCACAAGCAACAAACGGTCTTATTTCTTTATTTATTACAGGTGGGACTCCACCTTATAATGTAGTGTGGAATAACGGTCAACAAGGTTCCGTTCTAACAAACTTAGGTCCTGGTCAATATACTGCAACGGTTATTGACTACTACGGTGATTTTACAGGTACAACTACTTGTGAAGTAAATTTCGATAGTTTTTATCTTGAAAAATTTGAGAATTGTTCAAGTGGAGGTACATATGCTTATTATTTGGCGGATGTTTATAATCCGTTTACTGCTGGTACTGTTTACGAACTTACAACACAAGTTGGTTGTTGGAAGAGTAGTGGTACTACATTATTTACAGGTCAAACTTATATAAATAATTTTGCATCAGTATTATCAGGACCGTATACGGGTTGTACTCAGTGTTTACCCGCACCTTTACCGATACCTGTAATACCAAATAGGTTATGTTTAAATCAAACTGTAAATTCTACTACTACACTCATTAATTTCTTTTCAGCGTCTACTTTGAATGGTTACGCGTCATGGACCAGCTCAACACCAAGTTATAGAATATTTTACAATACAGGAACCACAAGATGGGTATTAAGTGGATACACAAATGGTTCGGTATTCAAAATATCACCTTCAACACCACCAACAGGTACTTGGACTATAACAGGACCTAACGCTTTTGGTACAAGTATTTTGGTAACGTCTGGTAGTTGTACCACACCAGGACTTAAAATTTCAGTCACAACAACAAATCCAATATGTGCAAACCAAAATAACGGGTCGTTTGTGGTTGCGGGGGTAAGTGGGACTGCGCCATACACATATTCGTTAGATGGTGTAAATTATCAAAGTTCAAACCTATTCACCAATTTGGGTGTTGGAACATATACAATTTACGTTAAAGATGGTCTTAATAATGTGGCATCAACAGTAAAAACTTTAACGGGACAACAACCAGTACAAAATTACATTGTTAGTTTGAATTTGAATGAAAATCCAATACAATCATTTGGAAATGCATCAAGCAAAACCACTAATTGGACAATTGGTGTATCACCATCTCTACCTACGGGTAGTACGGTAAATATGACCGTTACGTTTAATGTTAATTATACCGCAAATACCGCAACGTCAGCAATAACTCCAACAATTACAAATTCAATTACCGCATCAACAACACCAAATGCTGTTGTGACACCTGTTTCTAATAGTATTATTACAGGAACAAATTCACCAAGACCTAATTGTGTGGGTGGTTTTGTAAGAACAAGCGCGTACTCTCAAACGTATACCGTCCAACTTACAAATAATGGCTCGGCTCAAGGTACGATAGTCCAATATGTAAACACACCATGTGTTACAGCAGGATGTCCACTTAACGGGTTTATCGTAGATTCAGTTTCTATACAAAATATTTCAATAACACCTTCATTGTGTACAAATATTAATAAAATAATTACACCACAAAAAGTACAATTAAATAAAACAGGGGCATTATGTCCAGCGTCCCAATCCGCATAAAAAAATAAAATGAATATTTATAAAATATGTCATACATAATTAAAAATACCGCAGCTTTAATCAACACACTCGTAACCGATGCCGGTAGAAAAAAGATGTCGCAAGGTAAATTCGATATTTCTTATTTCCAAGTTGGTGATAGTGAGGTATGTTATGATTGTGTTAGTAATTTAGATTTGGCGAATCTAAATGTTTTGATGCCACAATATAATACACAAAATTTAGCACCAGTACCACAAAAAAATAGAATGGAAATAAAATATCCATTGTATTTAGACTCAACATCAGGTAGTACATATGGTATTCCATTTGATGCATCATACATTGATAGTGTTTACAACAGTGCTGCCCCGAGAGGATTTTTTACAGGTTCAACAGGTACTCCGTACACATATAGTGCATTTACAAGTTCTGCGTACACTATTAACCCTAATTTTGTTGCACAATTAAGTGGAATTACTTCAGCTTACACATTAACTATTTCAGGTACATCAATCAATCCTTCTGTTTCAGGTACGGTTACCCCTGGTATGTATATGACTTTATTTAGTAATGGAAATATTTCACCAATACAAGGTGCCGGCCCTATGTTTACATATTTAGTAACAGCGGTAACTGGTAATACTGCAACAGGTGGTACTATCACTATACAAGTAGATAGACGATTACCGAACTTTGCTTCGATGGGACTAACAGGTTTATCACAAACCTTATTTTACCCAAGTGGAATGACGGTTATATATGATACCGCAACACCTGAATCTTATTGGGAGAATGATGTAATTAATTTTGAAACTAATTGTGACGTATCAAAAAGAGATGTTAAAATTTGGAATATGAATATTCCTTGGACTGAATCACCAGCAGGTGTATTTAGTAATACCTATCAAGATTTTAACTTATATAAATCAACAGGATATACAGGGACTAAAGAATATTTTGGATATGGAAGTAATGATGGACAGGTGGATACGGACTCAACTTACTACTACAATTCATTTGCTGAAAAAATTAATTTATCACCTTCAGACCAAAAATCAATCGCAATTGTACATTACACAAACCAAGCTATAGATAATTTCTATGGTGAAAAGTTTGCACAAGAAGATTATGATGCTAATAATCCAGGTGGTACAGGACAAGCAAGAAATTTCAGATTGAGTATTCCTTGGTTGATGTGGCATAAAAACTCAGGAGCAACAATAGGTCAAGAGTTTTATACGGACCCATCAGGATTTACAAGTTTGAATTTATTTCAACCACATTATATTGAATCAAAAAGAGAACCTAATTTTAACGACCCGGGTATGAGATACTATCATTTGTGGGATACTAACCCTAATACAAATGGATATCCTAATAGAGTTGGAAAAGTATTCCCTGATTATAAAATGATTATATTCGATGATGAGGAGTTAGTAGCAGCATTGAACTATAAAACAAATAGGTCATGGACTTTACCGGCACCTAAATTAGGATTAGTAACACCAAATACATTTAATGGTGTTTTAGGTTCTACCGATGGTTTACTTACAGGTACTTCCGAAACTTTGTTCTTAAGTTATATTTTTACAAATTCGGCTTTCACTAATTCATTACATTGTAATTATTACACTACTATTTCGGGTAATGACCAAAGTTTATTACCTGGCTCATCTGATGTAATTATAAGATTTGGTAATGAGTTCCCTTTCTTAAGAAATACATACTCAACACCAAGCGGATTCACAGCAACAGGATTTAAATTGATAGCTCAAAAAGTCGCAAGTGGTACTACAAGACCAACGGCATCAGGATGGAAAGAAATAAATGTTATTAGTCAGTTATCAGCAACTACAGTTGGTGGTTATTTAACACAGTCAGGAATGACAGGCACAACTTTACAGTTGACTAAAGCGATGTATAATGGTGGAACCAATTATAACTTAAATAACTACATCGATATACCAACACTTAACAACACAGGACTTACGTTAAATTTTGGTGGAGAATACTTCTTCTTTGGAAATATCCAAACCGATATTCAGGCTACAATTTACGTAATGAACTTCCTGTGTAATTTAGGACAAACACAATTCTTCGATTCATCTAATCCAACATGGACAGGTAACAATCCTTATGTAACTGAAGTTGGACTTTACAATGCGGATAAAGAACTTATGGTTATATCTAAGATACAATCTCCTGAGAAACGTCAGGGAATACAACAGTATCCGATAAAGTTAGATTTTTAACCTTTTATGGCAGAAAAACATGATTTAAAGAACTCACCAAAAGTTCTTGGTTTAGACATTTCCACAAAAACGATTGGGTGGAGTTTATTTGATATTCAAACACAACAATTATTAGAATTAACACACTTCTCACCAGTTATTAAACCAAAACCCGAAGATAAAATTGAAGAGTTATTATTAAAGGTTATTGGGTTTGAAGAAAAACTAAGAGGATATCAAAATTTAGGTATTACAAAAGTCGTAATTGAAGAACCATTGTTAAATTCAAATAATGTTTGGACGGTAGGAACACTTTTGAGATATAACTCAATGATTACAAAATCTATCTATGATATCTTGGGAATTGTACCAAACTATATCTCAACATACAACTCAAGAAAATTTGCTTGGCCAGATTTAATTCAAAAAAATGATAAGGATAAATACGTTTTATTTGGTGGTTTACCAAAAGATGTTGATAAAAAAGAACTTATTTGGAAACGAGTATCTGACAAAGAACCTCAAATCACTTGGCATTATACAAAGAATAACACTTTGAAAAAAGAATGTTTTGATATGGCGGATTCTTATACTTGTGTACTTGGATATATGAAAGAACAAAAAATTTGGTAATTATCTTTTTTTTTAAATCGATGATATATTTATTAGTAAATAAATTTAAGAAAATATTAAAATAATGAAAAGAATAGTTAGATTAACGGAGTCAGATTTAACTCGTATTGTTAAAAGAGTGATTAAAGAAGAACAGGAAAGTAATGTTCAAATGGTAGGACAAAAACTTAAACTATTTACTGATGAAGATTTTGACCCAACTGAACCAGCTGATTTTAACGTTGAAATTATAGAAAATCCTACTATGCGTAATAATATGATTTCTGTTAAATATAAAATTGCAGGTGCTAATAGAGGAGGATATATTCAAACAAAATGTGATAGTTTAGAATATACATTTGTTGATGATACAACAAATAAAGTTTTACCGGTATATTTTACACCAAAAGGTAGTATGATTATGAGAACTTTGGGTAACAAGATGTGCGGAGCATATGCATCAACTAACAAAGGTTCTGATTCTTCTTTTGCATAATTAAAAATTATATTGTATTTAAAAACCCACCCCACAAAGGTGGGTTTTTTGTTAATTGACAATCCACATATTATTCTTATCTTTTATATGTGGAAGCAGAAGAGTTAATCATAGACCTTATTGGTAATATTTTTGGTGAGCCAAAGATGATAAATGAAATTAGAGGGCAAATCTCGGTTGATTGTCCGGTGTGCTCATATACCATTAAAGGACTTGATAAGTTAGACGGAAAGGGAAACCTTGAAATCAACTACCAACAACATGTTTACAAGTGTTGGGCTTGTGCTGAGACACATGGAACTCACGGACACTTAGGAAAACTTATAGATAAGTTCGGTTCAAAAAAAGATAAGAAAATCTATAAGTTAATTAGACCAGACGAGTTTGAAAAAAAAGAAAAGGTTTACAAGAAACTTGAACTACCAAAAGAGTATAAAAAGTTTGACGAGATACACCCACTTCACATTCCAAGAAAAGAGGCTCTTAACTATTTGAAAAAAAGAGGTATCACTGATGAGATTATTGAAAAGTATCAAATTGGTTTATGTTTAGAAGGTGAATATGCCGGTAGAATTATCGTCCCATCTTTTAATAAGAAAGGTGAATTAAACTTTTTTGTATCAAGGTCGTGGAACCCACGAAGTAAATTGAAATACAAAAACCCCGAAGCTTCAAAAGACTTTTTAATTTTCAATGAGAGTTTAATTGATTGGAAAAAAGATATATATCTTGTTGAAGGTGTCTTTGATAGTTTCTTCTTGGACAATTCAATTTGTTTATTAGGGAAGTTTTTAACAGACAACCTTTGGGAAAAACTATATTCAAAGGCAAAGAAAAATATTATAGTTTGTTTAGATGGTGATGCTTATACTGACGCCAAAAACTTATACGACAAACTAAACGGAGGTGCTTTATATAACAGAGTTAAGTTAGTGAAGTTACCAAAAGATAAAGATGTATGTGACCTTAAAGGTGACATTGAAAAATATTACGTAGAATTTAAATGATAGATTTAACAGAAGTAGCAAAAGAAATACGAGACATTATATC